CAGCGGCGCGACGAGGTTATTGCCGCCGTGGTCGAGCAGCACGCTGAGCCGAAGCGGCTGGTCAAGGTGACACGCAGCATCACGGTCACCTGTTACATGCCGATCAGCTCGTACATGAGTCACGACGGGCAGATGCCCGACGAGGCTATCGTCGAGTACGAAAAGTCGCTCGACGCTGGCGACGCGGCACAGGCCTGCTACGAACTGGTGTCAGTTGCCAGCGAGGAGAACATCTCGCAGACGCTGGACATCCAGTTCATCGAAGCCTGAGGTAGACTGGTGGATACCTGGTTCATCGTAGGCATGTGCATCCTCGTACCCAGTGCAGTTGTGCTCGGCATTGCAGCATTCGTGCCGACGCGCAACCAGATCAAGAACTGGTTCAACCGGCCGGATAGGTGGTGACAGGCTGTGGCTACACGCAACGACAAGATGGCAGGTTCGTGTGGCCACGTGCCGATCGTGCCTGTCCTGGTACCCGACCCGAGTAGCAAGACCCGTGCTCGTGTAGTCGAAACGTACAGCGTGTGTGATCCCTGTGATCACAGGCTGGACATCGACATCCAGATGTTTCTCTTGGTAAACAGTTAGACGGGACGCCAGTCAATTGGGTCTCGGGCAGCCCCCGAGTAGTCCCGCCGGACTGATCAGCCGGGAGTCGTGCATGTGGTAGCAATACACCTTAGCGACTACAACCCTGGCGTACCTGAAGATCACCACCAGGCTGATGGTTAATCATACAGTTGACCGACACTTCTGATGACCGACACAAAAGGCATCAGCCTGGTGGCTAGGGGAACTAGCTCAATAGGTAGAGCACCGCCTTTGCAAGGCGGGGGTTAGGGGTTCAAGTCCCCTGTTCTCCACGCTGCACTTGCAACACAGCCGTATAGTAGTGCAGTGGTTCTAGCAACTCCTAGTCGGGGGGTGACGGGTCAGTCTAGAGAACTGGCTCGTACATTGGGGTCAACGCGACAGGCTTCCATGCGAGGGAAGGCGTCACCCCCCGATAAAAAACGTGGCACAGATGAATGGTTGTATTCACCTGTGTGGTATGATTAGATAACGCAGTCAATGACTGGCATGTGCATTGGCTGCATCGAGTACCAAGCTGGACGTGCAGGGCCGCATTAGCCCACCGTCCCAGGGTGTGGCCTGGCTTTCCCAGTAGGCTACTCGGTGCAGTCAATGGACAGTCCAGCCTGACTGTCCAGCCCGGCATGTACCTGATATGATAGGTGTAGGCCGGGCTGGTCTCTTCGTAGGGACGGTTCAAAGATGGGCAACAACTGGGACGACGGCGAGAAGCCGACGCCACCCTGGGTTGTCTTGGTTGTGGCACTCGTCATCGTGGCGGCACTGTTCGTCACGTGGTGGATGGGCGGCCATGGCTGAGCAGCACGGGAAGGGCGGCACCAACCTGATCTGGTGGGGAGTGATCCTACTTCTCATCGTGTTCTGGGGCGGCGTCTGCCTGGGTCCACCATTCATGCGGCACGCAGTGTTCGCAATCGGTGAGTACCTGCTCAGTCTCGTTAAATAGCGGGACAGTACTGGCGGGTACATGAGTAGGAAGGTAGATGGTGGGCAGACACAACCAGAGCAACGGCAGCGGTAAGATGCTGTTGCTCGCAGCAGTCATCGTCGTTGTCGCGATCATCGTGATCACGGCAGTCTTCTGATGGCTAGCAAGTACGGTGGCGACCCGGACAAAGAACTGCTGGGCGGCTGCCTCATGACAGTGTGTGCGTTGCTGATCTTCGCGATCATCCTGATCAGCTACGTACTTCATTAGGGATCAGAAGGGAGTTAAGTGCTGAACTATCTCGCAACCCTGCACTACCGTGCGGGGTTGCCCGAGATCCCCAAGCCCACCCCGCCCGACTCGAAGACCATCGTCCACAAGGGCAACGACCTGGGTGACTGGATCGCCCATCGGAGCAACTCCTTCTGGACGATCGTGGTCATCATCGTGGCTGCGCTGGTCGTCACGGCCGCACTCAAGAGGCCGTTCGTCAAGGGCATCGCGATCGGGGCAATCATCCTGGCCATCATGCTGGCCGTGGTGATGAACAAGTAAGGCACGTTCCATGTAACACCTCGGATCCAAGGATGGACGGAGAGGAGGTAACATGAAGAACGCAAGCGCCGCCGTGATCGGCATCGTGATCGCTCTGGTCTTGGTGCTCGGCATCAAGTACGGATTCAACCTGAGCTAGGAGATCTGCCGCATGGGCGTGCACAATCGACGCAAGACCGGACGAGGTATGTGGTCCGGCGGGGGCTTCTGGTTCCTGCTGATCGCGTTCATCGTGTTCGGGTACATCGCACTTCGCATCGTGCTGGCGATGCACTGATGACGTTCTCGGTATACACCGCAGGACTCGTCATGCTCGTGGTCGGCGTGTTCGGAGCTTGGTACAACAAGGTGAAGAACAGGCCGGGCAACACTGCAGTATTCGTGGTGATGATTCTCCTCGGCATCATCATGCTCACGCTCAGTTCACTGGCGCTGATGTGAGGCACAACTACAACCTCGCCCTAGTGGCGGGCATCCTGTGTGCGCTGTTCGGCGTACGCATCATCTGGTCGCAGGTCAAGGCGGCAAATCGTGGTCAGTATCTAGGTCTGCCTATTCTTCTGATGGGCTGGATGCTGATCACGATCGGCGCAGTAACTGCAATCTGGGCTGTCTATCCCTAACTAGACTGGTCCGGCGATGCGCTCACAGATCGGTCGCCGGATACGCAACACTGTTGTTGTGGTTATCCCAGCTCATGGAGGATATGGGGTAGGGCATGGCAGAGCAGAAGATGCTGAAGCCCGCTGTCACGGTGACGGCAGGCGACAAGGTGATCGGCATGGCTGTCAAGATGGAGGCCAAGCCGGGCACGAAGACTCCCAACGCAGGTGGTTGGAATCCAACGATCATGCTGTGTGGTGATGCGCCGAACGACACGCTCACCCTCGACCTGACACTACAGGCGACAGCACTGGCGGTCCAGGCGGGATGGGTGCTCGGCACCTACCTCGGCCGAGAGAACATGGCGGGCCGACCCGGCCTGACGTGCACCTACTACCACGTGTGGATGGCAGTCATCTCCCTGTAACGGGAGGGCCCACCAGGTCTAGCTCGGTGTAGCGCTGGTGGGTACGCAAGTAATACTGGGACATGCAAGGGGAACACATGAAGACATGGAAGGCGGCCACGCTGATAGCCGGTATGGTTAGCGCAGCTGGGCTCGGCATCATTGCCGTCGGCCAGCTCACCAAGTACGACGGCTATCAGAGCGCCATCGATACCTGCAAGGTTGGGTCGGGAGCGGAAGTCGGAGACGACGGGCAGACGCTGACCCTCAACAAGATCAGTCTGTCCGGGCCGGGCTCGATGTCAGCTTCCGACGCGGCCTGCGTCCTCAAGGAGTTGCACATCTCCAGTGCGGCACTGAATCGCATGGGACAGACGAACGCGCTGGCCGGTGTACAGTCGGCCGACTGGGACGGCAACCATGCGACTTGGACGTACAGTCCCGACGACGGACTCAACCTGGTTATATCGAGGACGCACGGATGACGCCCGTCCGGAAGTACCTGTCCCGCGTGGATGAGGCCGGACGGCTGGTGATCTTCAGGTCCGATGGCCAGCCCATCACCATGCACGAAAGGGAATGGTTCGCTGATCTCGTGACGCGTCAGTTGCGCACGGATGCGATGATGACTCGCAAGGGTTACCTTCCCCTCGGCGATGTGATGGAGGAGAACGGGATCACCGCCGTCAAACACAGGCGGTCGGGTGAGCGCGTTCCTGTCCATCCCCTCATCCACGAGTTGAAGCGTATGCTCGGCGTGCGCAAGTGGAACCTTGCCACCACGAGCGAGGCGATCGGCCTGCGCAAAACGGCGTTGTCCGAGTGGATGCGAGGCATGATGGACCCGACCATGCGCAACGTAGCCGGGGCCTTCGGTGCGATGGGTTACAGGTTGGTGCCGGTGCCCATCACCGACGAGCACGAGATCCGACAGGTGATCGACGCCGCCTCAGCCAAGATGCTGCAAGAGATCCACGGCATCGGCATGGAGGACTACACCCTGACGGGCGACGATCACTGATCGGCCAAGAGAACAAGGGCCGAACATCCTCCTCCCCGGAGAAGATGTTCGGCCCTCGGTCTTGCCGACGTGCGCAGGAGTTACGGGGTGCTGAATCCCGTACGCCCATGGTAACGGGTGAACCGGCCAGGCGCAAATTACATCTGCTATCGGAGGGACGAGGTGGACAGACGTTACACGGACGCCGATGTGCGCGGCGATGACAGGCTGAGACCGATGGCGGAGGAGTATCTCAACTACTACGTTGGGGACTTTCCGTATCTAGTCTCGGCGCGTAACGCCATGGCCGAGGGATTGGAGATTCCGGTACAGGTCGTGCGTGGCGTTCTCAACTGCATGTTGGGTGACATGCACTGGTCGGCCAGACTGCCGACGCCCAAGCCGATGATGCCGCCGGACTTCAGTAAGCCGTTCGATCCTCCCTGGCCAGGACCAACCAGACCAACCATCGGACGGATTCCACTGAAGGTTAAGTGGCGCCTGCCGTACGGTGTGGTCAACGCAAAGGCCGCCAAGGCGGTGCATCTGCTGGATCAGAACAGAAGCCAGCTCACCTACAAGACGACCGTCCACATGGACGAGACCGAGTCGAGTGAGTACGAATGGCAGATCTATTGGGTCTGTCGATCTCGATCGGTCAACCTGTTCGAGTCGCCCGCCGGTAAGCTGGTTCTGCTAAGCGTCGGGCAGGCAGCATCTACCGTACATCAAGGCGTGCTGGCTATGGGGAGATCTGCTCGACGGGCTGCCCCGTTCAATGGCACGCTCTTTCGGGACTGGCGATACTGCAGGCAGTGCCAGCTTCACAACCGCAACGGCACGGCAGGCGGATAGCAAGGAAAGGACGAACGCTCTATGACTACCCCTAGTCCGGACACGGACACGCAACAGAAACAGGGGCTTGCGCACGGGCCGGGTGGCGTGGTAATATTGCTATGCGCCGCCGCCCTAGTGGTTATCGGGTGGGCGACCGCAGCAGTTCAGTACTCACTATCCGATCCGTCGCACGACAAGGGACTAAGTACGTCCGCCCCGGCGACGCCCAAACCAGCAGTGACCGTGACCAAGACGGTACCCACGCTCCCCGCCTCATGCAAGCAGGCCCTGCATGACTTCAGTCTGTACCTCGATTCGGCGTACACAATCAGCGGTGCCAACAACCGCCAGCTGGATCTGATGGACGAAGCCAATCAGGCTATGCTTCTTCGGGACTGGAAAGCGTTGCAGAAGGTAGTCATCAAGCAACGTGCCCTCGCCAAAGAACTTGGACCGGCAGATGCTACCGTGCTGCCGTCCTTGATCGAGGTCCAGGAGGGTATGAAACAGTGCCTATCGGACGTAAACTAGATATCCAGTATCCCGTTGAGCTGGATCTAGAACAAATGCAGCGGTGGTTCCGCGAGAACGATAGCCGCTGTGAATGGCCAGCCTGCAAGGACGATCCCCAGCCGGCTGAATACTGGTACCAAACGATGTGGTCTTTCGTGTGGCTGTGCGGCGAACACTTCGAGTTTACCGAGACGCTGCACGACGGGCCGCCCAACGTCAAGCTCATGTGGGACAAGAAGCTTGCCGAGTTCATGTACAGTAAGTTGTTGGTGTTCTCATACGTACACACCAACGCGCAGTCGGGCGGCGCACTTGAAGCCGCCATCGATGCACGCAATGAGGCAGCCATCAAGCTAGGCAAAGCTGAGCAGCGCGCACCGGCACAGGCCCGACGTGAGACACGGGCCGCCATCAAGGCATCGGACATCAAGATCGGTTCACCCGACGATGATCTGGTAACCTCGAGGGGCAGGCAGATACAGCGCAAGCGATCGGGCGCTAAGCAACTGGGACCTAGCTCGAGCGCAGGACTAACTGTACTGCGTGCCAAACTGACTGTGCCGACGGCACATATCATTCCCGAGGAGAACGAATGACCACCGACCAGCAGGTGGTTACCCCCGCCGCACCGTCGCAGTTTGGCGAGTGCCTCTTGGTAATCGACGAGAAGAAAGAAATCGTTTGCGGCCTCCCGGCCGTAGGCGAGAAGCTCGTAAAGAACGACTTCGGTCTGTTCAGCATCGGCCTGTGCGCCGGACACACACGAGAGCACCGCGAGTTCTACGAGCGGTTGCGCAGAAGCAGCAACCGCCCCCGCCGCCGCTAAGATTCAGGAGACCCCCAGTGGCAAGCCGACTCCCCGTCTTCAACAACAGCACCAACACCAAGAGCTGCGCGAGCTGCCCGAGCATGATGAGCAACGGCAAGCAGGCGAACACGATCGGTCGATCCATCGGCGGTCCCGTGTGTGGCCTGAAGCTGATCCCGTTGTCTCGGCCGGGCGGCCCCGAGGAGAAGACGCTCCAGCACTTCGCTTCCAAGTGCGACTCGTTCGGCAAGGAGGTGACGTTCAACGAAGAGGCGAAGACTGCAAAGATCGCTTACGACGTTGCGTTGCCTGACCCGGCAGCAGAGAAGCCTGAGGACTGGCGGGCCGAGGCGGCGACGAGCTGCGCCAGCTGCGCCAACTACGTACCGCCCATGGCCACGCGCAAGCTGACCGGGTGGTCGGGTGGATACTGCCGGGCTAAGGGGCAGATCCTTCTGGACGACCGACTGCACTTGTACGCCCAGTCGTGCGAGGATCGGAAGTTCCAGCCGCGCACCAAGCGGGTGTCAGACACTGACCCGCGCACCTCACAGGGCATCACCATCCTGATGTTCCCGGAGTACGATCCGAACTTCGGTAAGCCGAAGCCGGTGGACATCAACGAGATCCACCGCAACAACATCGCCACCGCTCCGAACATGTACCCGACCGACGCAGCCATCAACGAGAAGCACGTCAAGATGGGCATCCGTGCGTTCCGTCGGGTACGCGATCCCAAGGGGTACGGCCCCTCGATCATGATCCCCATCATGGATGAGTCGTACTTCTCGAAGGAGGATGCGGAGCGCATCCCGCACTCGGGCGACCCCGAGAAGCCGGAGAAGTACTTCGACCACAACGGCGCGGTCTACAAGGTTGCAGTCATGTGGACCAAGCTCAACCAGACGCCTGCACTGTGGGGCGAGCCGGGCGTCGGCAAGACGGAGCTGTTCCGTCACATCGCCTGGATGATGGGGATGCCGTTCCAGCGCATCTCGATCACCGAGTCGAGTGAAGTCGATGACATGATTGGCAAGATGATGTTCACCCCCGACAAGGGTACGTTCTTCCAGTACGGACGTATCCCGCGAGGCTGGACTCGTCCGAACATCCTGTGCCTCGACGAGCCGAACACGGGGCAGCCTGCGTTGTGGCAGCAGATCCGTCCGTTGACCGACGACAGCAAGCAGATGGTCATCGACCAGAACAACTCGGAGGCCCTGCTCAAGCACCGGCTGTGCTATCTGGGCATGGCAATGAACCCTGCCTGGGACCCACGCAACACAGGTGTCGCACCGCTGGCCGACGCAGACGGTTCACGTCTGATGCACATCAACATGACGCTGCCTCCCGAGCACATCGAGAAGCAGATCCTCGTCGAGGTTCTCGAGGAGGATCGCTGGGCCACCGCGGAGGCTGTGCCGCTGGTGGACACGATCATGCGAATCGCCAAGGAGATTCGCATGATCGGCAAGGAAGGCGGACACCTCCCGTCGTGGGGTATCCGCAACCAGAAGAAGGTTGTCCGTCTCAAGCGGTACATGAGCTGGCCGGACGCATTCCGCATGGGCGTGACTGATTCCCTCGAGCCCGAGGTTGCCGACGCCATCTTGGCTGTCGTCAATAGTCACGCTGGCGACGAGTAGTTCTAGTAGTTACCGACAAGCAGTAGGAGAGAACATGATCGACCAGGTTGAACTGATCGCCGACGAGACCACCGTTGACTCGGACACCGAGGCACTCTTCGGCGACCTCGAGAAGCTGGGTGACGCCGTCCTGATCATCGGGCAGCTCGACCCGACCGAGGTGGACGGGAAGATGCTGCCTCGCTGGTCCCCGGCCCAGCGCGAGCTGATCATCGCCGCCGCCGAGCTGGTCGGCAACTGGACACGCGAGTAGTATGAACGCGGACCTCGTATATGGTACGATCGTGTACCTGTTGCTGGCTATCCTGATCGCCAACGTCTGCAAGATGATGGGCGTCAAGGGTTACCTGCTCGTCGGCGTGGTCGCGGCGCTGGTTCCAGCAATGATCTGCTACACACTGATCGCCCACTAACCCTGGCTCACGATGAGCCTGAGGCGCCGCATCGGTAAGTCGACTGCTCACCGGTGCGGCGACCAGACTTATTGAGATGAAAGGAAGCGACATGGGACGTGTCGTTCGCAAGCCCCGTCAGCCTCAGTCCGAGGGCCCCCAACGTGAGATCGCCTGGAAGGCGGTGCGTGAGTTTCACAAGATGCTCCCGACCCTCACGGGATTCGCCCGGTCTCTGACCGGCAACAACAAGGTTTCGGTTCGGTCTGGCCAGACCACACAGACTGACGGCCAGGTCATCACGATCCGTCCGCCGCTGGCGCTCGGCCAGAACCTCAGCCACGAGCGCAGCATGTGTGACGAGCGTGACGAGATGACGCTCAAGCAGTTGTGCCCGGCGTGCGCTCGCAACGAAGAGGTGTGGGTCGGACTCTACCACGAGATGTCCCACATCATGCTCGGCAGCTTCGAGAAGCCGAACGAGGAGTCGCGGCAGGCGATGCACGAGTTGATCGCCGAGTGGCATCCGAAGGATGCGTGCGATCACGCGGACAGTCTGATCCGTGCATCCGACGGCGAGACCGGTTACCTGTCGATGTTCAACCGGTTCAGTAATTACACCTGGATTCTTCACCAGGCGCTGGACGACGCGCGCATCGACGGCAGCATGTTGCTTGCCAAGCCTGGCCTACGTGAGGCGTTCAGCGCTTCGTCGTACCAGACGTTTGCCAACGGACTCGAGAACGCCGACGGCACGCGTCAGTACTGGAGCGACGCGCCGGTCAACACGCAGGTGTCCATCGGCATCCTGTTGATGGCGTCCGGATATAGCATCGAGGACGGGTGGTTGCGTCCGGAGGTCATCGAGGTCCTCAATGACGATGACCTGTACGAGATCATCAACAACGCGGCATCGTGGGACAGCGTTCACGAGACGGCCGATCGAGTCATCAAAGCATTCCGTCGCCTTAACGAGATGGGCGTGTGTGTTGTTGACAAGTGCGTCCCGCCGGAGCCGACGCCGCCCAGCCTGAACAACGAACACGACGAGGAGAAGTCGGATGATGCGGAACCTGACAGCGGAGACGGAGAGCCTGATGAAGACTCCGGTGACGGATCTCCCGGATCTTCTGGAGGGGATGGATCTGGCGACGATCCTGGCGAAGATGCACAGGACGAGTCGGAGTCCGGAGACGCCGGTGAAGCGGGTGGCTCTGCCGGTGGCGACGGGCAGGATTCAGAAGGTGGGTCTGCCGACGATCAGCCCGACGAAGAGTCAGTACCTGATGACGGCGGAGACGACGGTCAGGATCTTGAGTCAGGACATGGGTCGGACGAGGCGGGTGACGACCAGGACGACACTGACGGCGACGGAGGTTCGGATAAAGCTGGTATCGTCGGTCCCGCTGGGACTGAAGGTGCGGAGCAAGCTGGCGATGATGAGACTGAAGAGGGTGTACCGGGTGATGATGGGTCATCCTCTTCGGACAAGTCTGCCGGTTCACATGGCGACGATGCTACACAGGTCGGCACTGGGGACATTGCGGGAGAACCTGTTGACCAGGATGAAGACGCATCACGTGACGACCCAGGTGCTGGAAGTGAACACCCTGTCGAGGTGGGCACCGAAAGCGGCAGCGGTGACGATGACGAGGAACCCGCTGCTACCGGCGTCGAAGAGGCTTCTCCTCTAGGCGAGGAAGTCTGGGACGAGCAGTACGACGACGACGGCAACCAGCCTGTTCGATCCATCCCCGCCGAGGAGATGGGCGACGCCGAGACTACGTTGTCCGCGTTCGAGAAGTTCAGCGGCCACGAGGAACCCCACACCGAGGGTGATATCCTGTACGGCGAGGACCCCGATGAGGTGTTCGTCGAGGACGAAGAGCTGATGGTCACGCGTGGCAAGCTTCTCAATGACGCCATCGTACAGTCGGGTTACTTCGATCGCGCATCGACGGGTGTCGGTAGCGTGGTGGAGTACGAGTTCCCGACTCGACTGTTCGGCTGGATTGATCGTAGCTGGCAGACTCGTCCGGGCGCGTTCATGCCTAGCGAGCAGATCATCGGCAAGGCCCTGATGCAGGCACGCATCGTGTTCGCCGCCAACAAGCGTTCACGCAACATCGGCGGCCTCACGTCGGGCAAGGTTAACAGTCGAGTCTTGGGGCGTCGTGCGGCGCTGGGAGATGACCGACTGTTCAAGCGCCGTGAGGTCCCGGGCAAGCGAGACTATGTCGTGGGCATCACGGTTGACGTGTCCGGTTCCATGCAATCAGGTACCCGCATGGAGCGAGTCAAGCGTGCCGTGTTCGCCAAGGCCGAGTTGCTCAATCGACTCGGCGTCAAGTTCTACATAACCGCTCACACGGGCGGCATGGAAGGATGGTGGCGCGACGACGAAGGCTACCTCGGCTACGTGCCCGAGGATGGCGAGATGGAAAACCTCATGATCCTGTGGGTCAAGAAGGTTGACGAGCCTTGGAACACGGAGACGCGCAAGCGGTTGGCTGCATTGCAGCCGCTGGCGAACAACTTCGACGGGCACACCCTCGAGTTCCACAGGAAGATCTTGGAGCGTCGCCCCGAGACTGACAAGATCCTCATCTACTACACGGACGGCGCAATGCCTGCCGCGAACCATGATGAGGAACTGGTCATCCTCACGGACGAGCTGGCCAAGTTCAAGAAGCTAGGCATTACCCCGCTGGCGGTCGGGATCAACACAAACAGTCCAGCGAGGTACGGTTTCCATACCGTGCGCGTCGACTCGGACGATGACCTGATGAAGGTAGTGGAGCAGTTGAAGCACTACCTTCTCTAGCATAGGAGTCACGTGGATATCAAGATGAGTGACCTGCCCAAACTGGTAGGTACACGGGTCGTGGTGGAGGTCAGTGCTGGCGGTGATAGCTGGACTCACGAAGGTGAGGTTATCGCCGCCAAGGCTACGGACCTGGCAATCAAGACCAAGACCGACACGGTGATCATCGACATGAACTTTGTCGATGACATCAGGCCGGCTGATCCCATCGTGAAAGTAGTTCGTCGCAAGGTTCGGCCCGTCGTGCTGGCCCAGGTTAAGCAGCATCTCCTGGACCGGCACGGCTACCCGTGGGATCTAGTTCGAGCGGCAACGCCGAGCCTAGCCATGCAGATGCATGACAACATCAACCATGACCAGCTCGGTCACCGTCATCGCGAGGACGCGAAGGAGGACTGATGAGTACTCACCCCTTCCTGTGGGCGGCCGGTGTACTGTTCGGCATGTTGCTGGGCCGGGCGATTCACTGGTGGTTCGACAGGAGAGAAAAAAAGTAATGGACACACCGGCGCGCAAATCAGATCCGCCCAACTACTACAAGATGCCGCCGGTCGGTCTTACCGAGACGCGGGCACGGATTGGACTTCGTGTGATGAGTCAGTACACCGTCCGGTGTGGCAGCATTAACTGCTGGTTCGTCGGCCATGGGGGCAACCGCGAGGATGCTTTGTTGCTGCTCGATCAGCACGCCTGCCCCACGCCGCCTGCCCGCAACGAGCTGCCAACGGGTCGGTCAACGCTCGAGAAGATGTGGGACGAACTCGATGATGTCACAAAGATGATCATCGAGAAGGGAGACTACAACGGGATGCAGGGTGAATCCCTGAAGGGCTACGCGCTGGGCTGCGCGTTCGCCTTGTCAATGATGACGCATCCCTACTTCAAGACGATCAAAGACATCAGCAAGGAGCTGGGCGCCCGATACAAGATGGGCAAGGGACTTATGGAATGGCGACCTACCCCCAGCTACAACTACAACCCGATGCCTGAACCGTTTACCGCCAACATTGTGAGCACAACGCCTGCCGAGAAGCGGGCACCCACGAAGAAGGCGACGGCACCCAGGAAGGCACCCGCTAAGGTGGATCTCGCACCCGAGATCGTTACCGCAATCAAGGCAGCAGGCGCGATGGGCATGTTCTCGCCGGCTGAACTTGCCAAGATGTACAATGCAACCGAAGCTCAGGTTAAAGAGATCATGGGTTGACATAGGTTGTATAGATGTGATACTATAGGTTGAGCCTGGGAGGTAGGGGAATGGCGCGCAACACTGCCGACGATTGTATGTTCTGTGGTCTCAACCACGCGGGCAACTGTGGAGGCAAGAAGCCGAAACCTACCGCCCAGGCTCGACCTAAGCTATCACCTCAGACCAAACCCCCGGTAGCGCCAGCCCCCCAGGTTACGGGCGCTACCCCAGCTAGCAAGGTTGGGCCAAGCGTTGAGCAAACTCGCGTGCCCGCTCCGCCGCCTGCTGCAACAGGCAGGCCCAACCTTGCTAGTGTGGCACGGGTAAAGGACGCCGACGAAGAGGCGCTTGCATATGCAGTCACGTGCTTCGCCGAGCAAGACATGCTACATCGGGACACGCTAGAAGAACTGCGACACCTCGTCCGGCTTCCGGACTGGAAGATTAGAGCAATGATCTGGAGGCAGGACAATGCAGCAGTACAACTGGAATGACAGCTCCATGGATGCACAAGAGACTACCGTGTTCGGATCCAACCAGTACACGCGGACGCAGAACGGGCAGATCCTCATCAACAAGCACATGTCATCTGTTAAAGAGATGATTGACGTAGTCAACTCGCATACGGTGCGGTTCGATCCGACTACTCACTCATTTAAATGTACCTGCCTTGCCAAGGACTGGTGCATTCACCGGGAGAGTTACTTCAGGGCGGGCCACGATCGAGACTACCTGATGTCGGTAGCCTCGGTTAAGCGAGTCTCGATAATCCCCGTGAAGTACACCATCATGCATGGCTACGTTACGGTGCCGATCGAGGTCGAGGTCTTCAGCGAGAAGGAGATTCTCGACAACGGCAACGGTGACAGTAAGATGCACAGGCTGTCTTTTCAGGATCATTACCTCTGGATGGATGAACTGACATCCGGGTGGGACCTGATCAAGATGGTGCTTGCCGAGGTTCGGTTGACATCCACGTTCAAGAAGTGGACCAGCTGGGGATTGATGGGCATGATCCCCAAGGGACAGAAGTGCAAGAACAGGCATCACGATAACGGTGATAACCAAGTCTTCAATTCGATGTGTAAAGACTTGGCGCAAGAGCCTCTCGTTTTCACCGACTACATCTTGGCTAACGCCTTCTACGACGAGTACTATGGCAGATGCCTGTCATGCTTCGAGGTGCTAAACAAGTTGAACGACGACATCCCGAGTATGCCCTGATGCCACACTACTCATCAGACAGGTGTAGCGGGTGCGGCAACATCACCAGCCCCGAGCTACTCACCATCAAGCGTGCAACGTTCTCCCCACGGTTGAAGTCAACTAAGACTGTGCGGTCCCGCGTGGTTGCGTGGCTGTGCGAAGGCTGCCTCGACAAGGACGAGGACTACAACCGGGAAGCGTACAGCAGCACCGGCATGAAGAGTGAACCACTGGAACGTGCAAGGAAAGGCGAGGTAACCTAATGCCAAGGTCTGCTGCATGGTCGCCGGGATTCAGGCGTCAACCGCCCGGCGTCAAGAAGATCGGTAGCCACATGGTTGCCCTGCTGGACGCCAACCGAGCGACGGTGCGAATCGTCAGTAATCCGTCGGGCGAAGTACAGAAGGACATCGAGGATGATACACCGCCCGAGCCGGGCGACGAGGTCGTGCTGTCCTTCGAGAACCGATACAAGAAGTACGGCATCAACCTGAGCGCATACACTGAAGAGGAGTTGGATCTCCTCGAGCAGATCATCAAGGAAGCGTTCGACCACGCAAGGCCCATCGTCCAAGCGAGAGACCGAGTAGCTGAGGAGGCTGCAAACCATGGGCTCGATATCTTTTACCGACGCCACCGAGGTGCTCCGAAGCTTTCTATTTTCAAAAGGGCGAGCGGATCACACGGTCAAGGCGTACCTGACGGATCTGAAAATGTTCTGGCAGGAGATGGATCTGGAGACCATCGACCTGCCGGAGCTGGAGATCCTGGGGGCGACGTGGCTGAACACGCGGCGCAGGGTGATGTCCCCCAAGACAACGGGGCGACGGCTCACCACCATCAAGAACCTCGGGCTCGCATACAAGGTCGCGATCCTCACTGAGTATACGCCGCCGACACCAGCTACCCCCAAGCCGCACCCCCTCCCCGGTGGTACGGCTGACCTGAAGTCGTTGATCGATGGGTGCTATCTCGACGAGCACAAGGCGCTGGTCACATTGACCGGGCTGTGCGGCGCTCGTGTGTCGGAGGCTCGCGACGTGACGCCGGACGACTTCAACCTCGAGAAGCGAACCGTCGAGATCTGGGGCAAGGGCGACAAGGTCCGCATCATCCCACTCAGTGACATGGCCTGGGAAATTCTTCTTCCGATCATCGTCGATCGTATGACGACTGATCGCTGTACGCAGCCGCTCATCAGCATGGGCGATCGCACCGCTCGCGAACTCATCACGACACTGGGACGTCGTGCTGGAATCTCGCGCCCCATCAGCTCGCACGACCTGCGAGCTACCTTTGCTACGGCGGCGTACAACGTAAGTAAAGACATCCGTGCCGTGCAACTCCTGCTCGGCCACGCAAGCAGCAAGCAGACCGAACTGTACATCGGTGTCGCCGACGACCAGATGCGCACGGCTGCTAACTTCATGGGAGTTTAAAAATGGCAGGCATTCGCTGGCGGCTTCTGGCCAACGTCTTGTTGTTCATCGGGGTGCTGATGATCTTCATCATCGCGGAGACTGGCGTCACCAAGACGGCGCTTGTTATCTGCGCCGGGTCCTGGGCCGTCGGCCTGCTCATGCATCTGATTGGGCCGGGCAAGGAGGACAAGGGGCGATGAGGAACGGCTACACTTTCGCATGGTCCCTGTTCGGGGTGTTCGTTCTGCTGAACATCATCATCATCGCTTTGGCGGTGCGATGAGACTCCGACACGTTCTACTTCTGCTGTTCGGCGTGCTGTGTATCATCGACGGCCTGCTGTGCATCTACTGGTACGGGTGAGGTGAGATGAAGAATCAGACAGTCTGGATCGGTCTTGCCGTGATACTCGCAGTGCAGATTCTTGCTGACACCATCGTGATCTGGCTGGGCTGGCGATGATCCACGACGACACTTGTCCGCGTCCATTCAAGAAAGACTGCCTACAGTTCAGTACTGACGGAACACGCATGGGTGCAGAGATAGCGCACACCATGGGCACGACGGACGAGGAGAAGATCAAGAGAAATTCGACTGACAGCCTCGTATCTTTCGAGGATGCCAAGGATCTTATGACCGGCATGGATGCCGAACAGGCTGAATGGGATTCGGAGGACGCGTCAGCATGGCAGTAACTGCTCCTGTTAACAACATATACGTAACTGGCTTCTGCGGGATCGGCAGCCACGAGGGGCTGAAGATCAAGTCGCCCTCCGGTGCGCTGCTCAAGACGTGCCCGGTCGGTGGCCGCGTCGAGATGTACGGATACAACGACAGGCACATCGGCACGGCGGAATGCACGTGCGAGTGCCACGACATGAGCCGCCAGATGGAGGACATGTCTGGCATCAAGTTCCCGTCGCGCGATTCGGTGAAGGAATCTTCTCCGTTGTCCGGGCTGGGTTACCTTCGAGCCGCGGGCGACGGGACCAACCCGGACGGTTCGGGCCGGAGCGTCGATCCTGATGCCCCTAGCGTGGTCGTTGCGTCGGGTGCCCGGTTCGCCGTCACACCGACAGGCCGGTCGGCGCGGGGCCAACTGGAGGAGCAGGTTCGGCACGTTGTATCCGTGCAGGTCAAGGCGGCCGGCGAGGAGATGATCGCCATGCTGGGGCTGACGCCGACGATGATCGGCCTGGCCATCGACAAGGAGAACCCCCCAAGCTCGGGCGCAATCTACGCCGTCCTGAAGCGCTGGGAAGGGTCGGCAATGGTGGACCTCGGCGAGAAGCCTTTCCGATTCCTGCGGTTCACGGATCGCGGCAAGCGGGATCTGCTCAAGTGAAGACAATCATTTGCCAGATCAGCGGCTCGCTACCGATGCAGTCATGTGGCAAACGTGCGGACCAGATCTACAAGTGCGAAGAGATTGGTCCGCACGAAAACCACAAGGTCGGGGATCACACGATCGTGCACGAGAGGTATGGCAACGGATACTCTTGCGCACGAATCGAAGAGGCAATCCAGAAGCTCGGGCGCGGAGAAGCACTTGTGTCTGCGCCAATCAAGTACACGGTCATTGGGCGATGACCGCAGCGGGCAAGGACGAGCCGGTGCCCGATCCCGAGAAGGTTGGGCTACCTGCAACACCATTCTTCTATATGCTGGATCAGGTAGCTACAATGCTGGGCCAGACCGTAGAAGACATGATGCACACCCGCCTGTTCTACGCAGGCCGGTCACGGGGTAGGCAATTCCCTAGGCAGCTACGCGCTGTCAACATCGCACCCAACGATGACGATAAGCCGGACTGGAGGATCAGCGAGGGCGAACTCATTCGCTGGTGCAAGGCGTGCGGCTTCCGAGTGTATTCCCGTGGCCGAGTGGTGTAAGTAATACCTCCGATAGAAACTTCCCCCTAGACAAATCGGTCATAGGCGGGGTAGGGTTACAGGACGAAAGGGACGCAACATGAACATGAAGTCAACGGCAGCAACTCGGGTCGTCACCGAGGACTTCGAGGTTCCGGCACTGATCGATCACATCGACGCGGCGCAGGAAGTCTTCGAGGCGGCGGCAACGGCGAAGCTGCTCTGCCAGAGCGAGTACGACGACGCCAAGCGGCTGCTCGAGCAGCGCACCGCGGAGATCACCGCTACCGTCATCGAGGCCGAATACAGCAACAACTCGAAGGTCACGCAGGCCGCCGTCGATCGAGCCGTCAAGCTGTCAATCGCGGCCGACAAGCGTTGGATCGAGATCGAGAACAACCTCTCCGACGCCAAGGCGGAGCTGGACAACGCCAACACCAACTACGAGGTCGCGCGCCTCGACCACCGAACGTCGGTCGCCAAGGCCAACCTGGCGGCGGCGAGCCTGACGTTCATGGGCCAGAGCAAGGCAGCACGGTCGGCGGCGCTGGGCATCCTCGGCGAGCTGTAGCAACAAGGAGTCTGGCGGGTCAGCATCAAAGCAGCGCCGCCAGACACGCATCCCCAAGGGGCTCTGCTCATACAGGCCACGGGCCAAAATTATGGCAGTACTGAAACACAGCACCAAGGCGTCCATGAGAGTCCAAGCGAAGCGAAAAGAGTAGGGCATGACATCACCGAACCTCCCGGCGAATGTCGTCGACGAGTACGGTAGTGGTCTCGAGGACATCGAGAACGAGGTCGGCGCGGTCCCTCGCATCGGCATCAACCACAGCGGGGGCACCTTCAAGGACAGCCTGTCCGGCGAGGAGTTCCCCGAGATCTGGGGCGTCGCCCTGGGAATGGTCAAGCAGCGCGTCTTCTGGCCCGCCGTGGTCGAGGACGGGGCGAAGCCCATGTGCAAGTCCCAGGACGCAACGACCGGCTATCCGAACCCCGCACCCGAGAAGGACGGCGGGTTCCCGTGGTCAGACGCGGCGGGTCTCGACCCGAATACCGCGCCGCTCGACGAGCACGGACGGAAGCTGATCCAGTGCGAGACGTGCCCGTTTGCCCAGTGGGGCAAGGACACGAAGACCGGGAAGAACACGCCGCCCCTGTGCAAGGAGCGGCACACCTACCCGATCATCTTCAACCGCGAGGGCATGGCGGGGATGTACAACCCGCCGTACATGGAGTCGGGCATCGTCTCGTTCCAGGGCTCCGGCATCTCGCCCTCGAAGAAGTACCTCGCCGCGTTCGTGCGCAACAAGCGCCCGCTGTACTCGGCTGTCGTGCGCATCAAGCTGAACACGGCGAAGCGTGGCAACGTCATCTACTCGGTCCCCGAGTTTGCCAAGGTGGCAGATGTTCCTCAGGACGACTGGGAGCTGTACGGTCGGGAGCTTCAGCCGCTGCGTGACTACCTGCGCGCAGCGCCTCGGGCGAACGACGACGGGTCCGACCCGGTCAAGGCCGGACAGGGCCACAGTGCAGCACAGGCCGCGGCCAACGTCGGGGTCTCGAACGTGTCCACCGAGGAGTCGCCGGTGACGGAGGCTGTTCGACCGACGACGGCACCTGCCGCATCGGGTCCGATGACGCAGCCGGTCCAGGCTTACGAGCCTCCGGCCGCGCCCGCCGAGGACGACGACGACCTGCCGTTCTGATTTACGGTGCGCCCCTGGGTAACTGGGGGCGCACCACTCTTCGAGGAGTGAGATGGAAATCTTTGGCTTTGATCCTGCCCAGATGCAGCACCAGCAGGATCTTCATCACATGAACATGGAGTCGAACCGACACGAGGTTCTCAGCTTCATCGAGAACCTGACCAAGGAGCAGCTCGACACCCTCGGCATGTTGCTTGTCAGCATTGCTGGCGACGAGGGTCAACTGATCGCGGCCCACTACCACGGCATCCTGAAGCAGGTACTGCACTTCAAGCACGGTCGCTGCATGTGCGGCCTCGACCACGGCGAGCCGGAGGGCGTGACGCTGGGCGAAACGGTCGAGCCCGAAGAGCCTGTGTTCGACGCGGCCGCAAAAGTCAAGGCCGACATCGACGCGTTCGAGTTGTACCGCGTTCGTGGCGTGTTCGACAACTTCCCGCAGGTCGTGTGCGTAGACTGCGGTACGACCTACATCAACCTGCGCGACCGGATGCTCCGCGAGCCGGACGACTGCTACGGCTGCAACCTCAAAGCAAAGAACGGATGACCATGCCGAACAAAGTGAACTTCGTCAACCTGGGCGAGACGCCGTACGAGGACTGGCCGAACCTGCTGACACCCGGCGAGGTGGCCGCCCTGTTCCGGGTCGATCCCAAGACCGTGACGCGCTGGGCGGCGGCCGGCAAGATCAGCAGCATCCGCACGCTGGGTGAGCACCGTCGGTTCAGCAAGGAGTCCGTCCGCGAAGCTTGGCTCGGGGACACGAACCAGTGAGCGCGGACGAGGACGAGATCTTCTATGGCGGCGGGACGGCCGCACCAATCATCGGCCAGGATGGCGTGTCTAAGCAGTACGTAGCTAAGAACATCATCCTCTCCGACGAGTTCGAGTTGGCCGTTGCCAAGCCGGGCGAGCTGGACGAGAACCAGGATCGACCTGCGTTTATCCTGACAGTCAAGGGCGTGGACAACACTACCCGTGCGATGGCTGCGGTCACGCTGGTCTTCGATCCCCGCATGGCCGAGGCGATCATCAAGCTGACCCGACAGAAGTACACTGAGATCCCCATCGAACACCGATAGAAGGAGGCAGGCGTGACGGCGACAACCGAGCGCAAGTCGCTCGAACCCTTCCTCAAGGATGACGTACAGTACTACCCGCACCAGGTGCCTGCGATCCGAGACATGGCCCGCATGAACTCGTTCTTGCTGGCGGACGACATGGGTCTCGGCAAGTCACTGCAAGCTCTGACGGTGTTCTGTATCGACGTGAAGCGCGGGATCGCCGAGACGATGCTGGTGGTTTGCCCAGTAACGCTGCGCGAGAACTGGGTCGATGAGATCGAAAAGTTCACTCGCATTCCCTACACGCTTCTTGGCGAGGTCGCCAACCCGAACAAGCGTGGCGAGATGAAGAAGTTGACACCCGCTAAGCGCCAGGCTCAGCTGGTAGAGTTTACCCAGCAAACTGGACCCCGCATTCTGATCTGCAACTACGAGCAGCTGGTCAACCCTGTCCACTCGGCCACGCTACGGAAGTTCCAGTTCAGCGCCGCGCTGTACGACGAGGCCCACTACATCAAGAACCACAAGGCCAAGCGTACCGATGCGGCGCTGGCGATTCGGTCGAAGCGCAGCTTCATGCTGACGGGTACGCCAATGCTCAACCAGGTCAATGAGTTGTGGACACTACTGCATCGCATTGACCCGCGCGCGTTCCCTAAGTACTGGACGTTCGTCAACCGGTACTGTGTGTTCGGTGGATTCGAGAATCGTCAAATCATCGGCGTCAAGAACGAGGCCGAACTGAAAAAGATCCTCGGCAAGATCATGATCCGCCGAATGAAGAACGATGTGCTGGCTCGGGACAAGCCTACGTACATCCAGCACAAGGTCGGCCTGTCCGATACGCAGCGCAAGCTGTATGACCAAATCGAGAACGAACTCTACTTGACAGACGGCAACGGAGTAGAGTACGATGTCGAGAATGACCTGACCAAGTTCCTCAGGTTGAAGCAGGTGTGCAACACGCCGTACTCGATCGACCCGTCCCTGCCGGACGACAGTCTGAAGTTGGACCGGGTCATCGAGGTGTGCGAGGAGATCGCGTCAGCTAACGACAAGTTCGTTTTGTTTACTCAGTTCCGCGGCACCATGGCTGCGACGGCTAACCGAATCTATAAGGCCAAGCTCGGACCGCTGCATTTGCTGAATGGTGACGTGCCTACGGGTGAACGTGTCCCAATCGTAAAGCAGTGGGGCAGCGAACGCGGTGCGTCGATCCTGCTATGCATGACGCAGGTTGCCGGGGTCGGGCTCAACATGGTGAAGGCCAACCAGGGTGGCTTCATCGATAAGCTGTTTGTGCCCGGCCTAAACAAGCAGGCAGTGGACCGGATGGATCGCATCGGCCAGGACAAGCCCGTGCTCATCCACGAGTTCATCACCAAGGGTACGGTCGAGTCCCGCATCGAGGCGATCCTCAGAAGCAAGGAAATGCTCAACGCAGATATCGTCGAGGGCAGCGTCGGTATGCGCAAGCTTATCGAACTCCTCAAACAGAACATGCAGGAGGACTGATGATCTGCAAGAAGTGTGGCGAGGGAAAGCACGGGCCGTGCAAGAAGCGGAACGCCAACAAGCAGGGAGCCGACTGTGATTGCCAGCATCGGGTCCGCAAGATTGTCAGGAAGGAGAAGGTGGGTTATGCTGAATGAGGCGGGAGTCGCGGCCATACCGGTCGTGACTTCCGGTACGCCACCTCCACCGCCCAGCCCTACCAGTGAGCTTACGGTAGAGCAACAGTACCGACCCGTCGAGGTTGCGTCCCTGATGAAGCGCGACGTCAAGACCATTCGCATGTGGCTGAGAGATCCGAAGCACCCACTGACTGGCACGCAAGTCGGGGGCCAGTGGTACATCTCGAAGTCGCATCTCGCTAAGTTTCTGAACGGAGAGTTTGGATGAGCAGGATCGACAAGTACACGAGCGTGACCATGCACGACAAGGAGCCTTACCTCAGCATTCGATCCGAGATGGCCTGGATCGACATGGAGACCACGGGCCTGCTCGACAAGGGCGAGGATCAGGTTCCGCTCGAGATCGGCGCGGTCATCACCGACAAGGACGGCTATAAGGTAGCTTCATTCGTTTCGCTGATCCTGCCATCCAACTGGACCTACTTCATGCAGAAGGCTGACCGTTACGTGCAGAACATGCATGCCAAGAACGGTCTGGCCAGCGACCTGGTTGAGGCCGATCAGGAAGACTACGATGTTCGAGGCGAGTTGTCATTCAACTCGGTGGACAACAGGCTGCGGGCATTCCTCGAAACGTATGGCGGTGATCCCAAGCAGTTCCCTATGGCGGGATCGACGATCAACTTCGATCGCGAGTTCATGCGGTTCCTGCCACGCAGTCTCGACTGGTTCCACTACCGTAACCAGGATGTTACGAGCCTGCGCAACTTCTGCAAGCCGCTGAACCCGGCCGTCTACTCGCGCATTCCGGAGATTCCCGAGGACCGCAAGCAGCACCGACCGCTGGCGGACATCGACGACAGCATCGGCCTCTACCAGTTCTTCAAGGACAACTTCCTGTTCACGGCATGAGCCGCGCCTGTCCTGTCGCTGTCCGAATCGTGCGCCGCTCTAACAAGTACTACGTCATCGGGCGGCGCACACAGGTTATCTGCGATTCATTCGAAGAAGCCTGGAAAGAATCCATCCCGTACTTCGCTGGGAGAAAGTGGTAGCAGTGACAACGGTAACCTTCGAGACGGCGACGATCGCTGACGCGGTGCGCAGAGCTGTTCGCATCGCACCCGGCAAGGCCGGGCACGCCTTCGACAAGGCTGCCGGCCTGATCTTCGAGATCAACCCGGGCGGCCAGGCTGTTTGCATTATCCGTGCAACTAACCTCGACGCATTCCACACCGAGATCATTGCAACTGTGGATGCAGACGGCGACGCCCAAACCTGGCGTCTACCCAGTGCACTGTTGGGCAACGTGGTCGGGACGCTGCCTGCCAAGTCCGGGACGCATGTGAAGTTCACGCAAGAGGGCAGGAAGATCACGATCCAGCAGGGACGAATGAAGTCGTCGATGCAGCTCATCGACAGCGACGACTACCCGAACTGGGACATGTTCGACGGATCTGTTCTGACAATGGTGCAGGGCCTGGGACAGCGGGTCGCCATGGTCGAGTGGGCGGCTGGTAACGGCGAGCCTCCGCTGGCTGGCGTTCATCTCGATGGCGAGTACGCCTACGCTACGGATCGGTACAGGCTGGCGCGCATTCCCTGCAAGCTGGGCATCGCCCGGCCGATCACGATTCCAGCGGGCATCCTCGGTCAGTGCCTGAAGACTATGGGCGACACCGGGGTCGGCGTAACTGGAACCCAGCTTCTCCTTGCGCCGGACGACTACACCCAGCTGGCCACAGTGATCTATGCTGTGGACTACCCGCCGATCGACAAGCTGTTCGATACTAAGTACGAGACGTTCGTCGAGATCAACAAGGCGGACATGCTCGAGAAGCTCAACCGGGCTGGATCGTACGCAGGTGCTGAGCGTGATCCGCTGATCCGTACCATCTGGGGCAAGGGCGAGCTTGCCGTGATGATGGAGAATCCGGAGATCGGCCTGTTCGGCGACGTGGTCGAGTGTCCGGGCCAGCTCGACCACAAGCGCATCACCCTGAACTTCACCCCGAAGAACCTGATCGACGCGCTCAACAACGCACCTGAGACTCGCACGAAGATCTACTATGACTTCACGGAGACTGATCCGAAGATCTCGCGCACGGTCAAGGTAGTCAGCGGCCAGTACGAGTGCATTGTCATGAAGCGTCAGGAAACAAAGCCTTCCGTTTAAGGAGAACCATGCGGATCTATCTCGCTGGTCCGATGACCGGCTACGAAGAGTATAACTACCCGCTGTTCAAGAAGGCAACGGCGCAGCTTCGGGCGGTTGGCATGAACGTTGCTGACCCGACCGAGATCGACTACGGTGAGACCGAAGAGACTCGAGGCGGGAAGCCGTATGCCACCTACATGCGAGCCGGGCTGAAGCTTCTCCTCGAGTGCGACGCGATAGCAATGCTGCCGGGCTGGGAGTTGAGTAAGGGTTGCCGTCACGAGTTCTACGTGGCGACTGCGCTGGATCACATGATCTTCTTCTACGACCCGAGCACGCAGACCCTGACAACATCCAGCATCCCCCAGGAGTACACAGATGCAGTCGGCTAAGTTCTTCGTCGTCGGCCTGAACCCCGAGCCATGGGCGGTCGGCCCGCTCGGCGTCGGCCGCAAGGGCAAGATCTCGTACCCGTACATCGGGCCCAACCAGAAGCTTCAAGCCTACCAGGAGGCACTGCGCGAGCAGCTGGAAGGCTCGGACCTCCTCGAGGGCGAGGTCGAAATCACGCTGTACATCTGGCGCAAGATCGAGACCATGAAGGTGTACGGCGGACGAGACCGTAAGGCCAAGACCTCCGACGCAACCAACATCCAGAAGGCAACCGAGGACGCCATCCAGGGCGTGCTCATCGAGAACGACCGTAACGTCCGGCGCATCACAACCGAGATCGTACAGCAGGACGAGAACGCTGAACCCTGCATCGTGATCTCGGTCGCCCCGTACCAGGGCAGCAACCCCGGATTCCCCGACGAGGTCTGGCACCAGGTGGATGTGGCTACCAAGCGTGTCGCACCGGCTCCGCTGTTCGTCCTGGAGCCCGACGACTACAAGCAGTATCTGCCCAAAGAGGAAGACATCTTCTAATGGTTATCAAGCAGGACATCTGGCACGGCGACAGTCGTGAGCTGTGCCAGAAGCTCAAGCCGAACAGCGTGGCTTGCGTGATCACCGACCCGCCGTTCGGCGTGAACAACCAGTCCAACTCTTCTGTTACCGCCGAGGGTAAACTCAACGCTCGCAAGATCGCGAACGACGAGACTCCCGATCAGGCCATCGGCGTGTTCAACGAGGTGATGGATGTCCTGCTTCCTAAGACAAAAGAGCAAGCGGACCTGTACATCTTCACCGCGCACCAGGTACTCAAGGAGTGGCTGAGCGTCGCCGATAGTTTGACTAGACACGGCTACGTCCGATCGGGTATCCTCATCTGGGAGAAGGACGGCCCTGGCATGGGGAACCTGGACGCATGGGGAATGTCGCACGAGTTCTGCATCTTCCTCAAGAAGGGCGGACGCAAGCGGACCGACGGTCGCCGATCCGGCGTGATCCACGTTCCGCAAGTGCGACCGGATAAGCTCATCCACCCGCACGAGAAGCCACTCGCTCTGATCGAGATGCTGCTCAAGCACAGTACCAACAAGGGTGACCTCGCGGTTGACCCGTTCGGCGGCAGTGGGACGCTGGCCCGAGCGTGCAAGAACCTAGATAGGTCAGGCCTGTCCATCGAGTACGACGAGCTGAACTACAAGCGCGCGTACGAAGCGTTGCACAGCAGTGCATCGCTTTTCTGAATCACGTTAGGACAAGCCATGCGAATCATGAAGCCGGTCATCTGGCTCCCGCGTGTTGCGGGAAACAACTCCGACGAGGGAGTGCGGGACTTTCGTCCGGCCAATAACCTCGACGAGGCGACCATCGTTCCTGCTCCGGTGGAGCCGGTGGTCCTGTCGCAGGATGCGGTGGTGGAGGAGGGGGACCCAAAAGCCTCATCTGCTCCGGAATCTGTCGTCAACTCGCAGCCCGTAGTGGTGACGCCGACTTCCCCGTCGGTCGTCCCGGAGGTGCCTGCAACTGTGGCGAAGGTCAAACTGACCCATCCTTCTACGAACCCTGGGAGCGAGACGCTGCCTGTAGTGGAGTAGCCCTCATCCAGACGCGCGGCGGCAAGAACGATATGTTCTTTCCGCCGCCCGGAAAAGAGGATGAGGCTATCGCAAATTACTGCTTCAACTGCACCGTGCGTGCGCAGTGCAAAGATAAAGCTGATCGCCTCGGTATCGACATCGGTGTGTGGGGCGGCGAGAGGAGGAAGCCAGACTAATGGACCCATACTCATTCAGCGCTACGTCGCTGCAGGTTCACGAGAAGTGTCCGGCCCGATACAAGGCTGAGTACATCGATCGGGGCGCAAACTTCCAGGGCACTGCGGCGAACGTCGGCATCGTGTGTCACGGAACTCTCGAGGACTTCCTGCGTGCGGTGTTCATCCGCAAGGATAAGCCATGGGACGAGACGGTCTTCTGGGAATACTTTCACCAGCACTCGGACGCTGTGCTGGGGCCGGACCGGACGACCGAGCTGTACAAGGACGCACGCGACCTGTGCTTCAAGTGGTACCACACCAAGGGCCGCTACGAAGACCTGTCGAAGGTGAAGATCCTGTCCCTCGAATCCAAGAGCAAGTTCGAGATCAAGACGAGCCTGGGCATCAAGCCTGTCAACTACATCATGGACAGGCTGGATCAGATCGGCCCGGAAGAGTACCGCATCGTGGACTACAAGTCCAACCGGGTCGCGCTCAACGAGCGACAGCTTCGCAAGAAGCTTCAGGCCAGACTGTACTCGCTTATGGTGCAGATCAAGTACCCGAAGGCCGAGCGCATCTGGGTGCAGTTCGAGTTCCTCCGCCACGGGCAGGTCGAGGTGCTGTTCACGCGACAGGACAACATCGACACCTATCGCGAGTTGCAGCGGCGAACCGAGGAGATCATCAACACCCCAGACAACCGGGTGCCCGAGGTGCTGAACGACGAGTGCGGATACTGTGTCCGCAAGGCTAGCTGCAAGAAGCTGCAGTCCAACATCGCGGTCGGCGGCGTATTCAGCAAGACGCCGGAGGAACTGGCGAAACTGCACTACACCCTGACGAGCCAGAGGAAGGCGCAGGAGATTGCGCTCAACGAGATCGAGGACCAGCTTCTTCAGTACGCACTCAAGGAGGAGCTGACCGAGTTCGACCTCGGCGAGACGCACGTAGACATCAAGCTGCCCGTGCGTCGCAGAGTCGATACCGACATGGCCGCGATCATTCTCGAGAACAACGGACTCATCAGCGAGTTCCGTCGGTTCTCGGTGACTGATCTGGATCGGATCATCAAGCAGAAACTGATGCCGGAAGATCAGATCACGCTGCTCAAGCTGTGCCTCATCAAGGAGCACGGCGACCCGACAGTGAAGGTGGATCACAGTGGAAAGTGAAAACGCTCCGACGCCGGAACCCGCGGCGGATGACGACACCCAACGCCTACAGCAGCCTGTCAACGATCACGGTAGGCCGGTAGACGACGGCCCCGCACGGACGACGTACAACGCGGACCCCTCGACCACCGCGGTGGGACGAGCCAAGGTAACACACAGTTTCTAGAAAGAGTTCGGCCCCGGCTCCTGAACCAGGAACCGGGGCCGTTCTCTCTTTACCCCTGCACGTCTACCTTGTCGCCAGCCTTCAGCATCTTGCGGCGCAAGAGCTGGACACGAATCAGGATGAGGACCCGCCACGTAAGGACGATAGCGAGCAAGGGAAAGCCTATACCTCGAACCCATTCTCGCCCGGGGTACTGACCGAAGATCAGGGTAGCCGACCCGTGGTCGAGCAGCAACGCCACCACGACCATGAACGAGAAGATGTGCCAACCTGCTTCGGAGCGGTAGAACGGTGCGAGCAAGGGGTACAGCACGATGAAGACTGTGGCTACAATGGCAGCGATGAAGAAGCTAGCCGAACCTATAGCGCCCAGAACTCCCGTGCCAAAAACACTCGCACCCATTACCCACCTTCCATTCCATCGTTCCAGATCTCCTGGAAGTGGTTCTCTTGTCGGATCTGCTTCAGCGTGTTAGCTATCAGAGATCCATGCTGCTTCTGCACTCGTACGTGGCCTAGTGCATTCTTAGCTTCAGCCAGTGCTTCGGCAGCCTCGTCTATTTTCTGTGACTCTACTATCGGGTCAGACGAGGTTGCTGTCGAATCGCGCCTTAAGAAAAAGCGCATCATGAACCACCTCGCCGCGATTGCCCCCGCGGAACAGAGGAGAGCAGCTTGATTAGGGTTCTACCCTGTTCCAACTGCTCCTCCCGATTCTCTACCGCTTCTTGTGCCGTGAGCTGCCATGTCTGCGAAGCCGTCTGCCAAGTGTCGGCACGTTTCTCCGCTTTGTCAATCTGATCCGTGAGGATCTTTATCTCGCGCTCATGACTCTTCCTCGGCACCAATCTGCCAGACACGAGCGCGAGATAAACAATCGCTACCACGAGGATGAGCAGGCCCCACGGTCCAAGGTCGGTCAAATCCTTTGGAGATAGACCGTCGAGCACTGCTCCCCCTGGTTGTCGAACAGCTATGCGGTCGGCGCAGCCGGAGTCTGCGTGCGATCGAGGCGACCCCCGAGGGCGTCAACAACACCCTCGGCCAGGTCGGCCGGGATGGCGCTGGCGATTGCCGCCGGAGTCAGTCCCGCCGCGACGATTGCCTGCCCGAGAACGTCCGTGGTGAGGCCGGCGAGAATCCCGTCGACGATCTCCTTCGGGTCCACGTCGCCCTTGCTGGCGAGGGCCGCGATGGTCTTGCTCTGGGCCGCGACCGCCGACTGAAGTGCTGTCAGCGAGTTGTTCATGTTCTTGATGAACGTCTTCGGCGCGAGGTAGGCGTTCGGAGAACCGTCCGCGTTCTTGGAGCCGGCCGGGGCCTCGATAATGCCGTCGGTGTTCCAGTTCGCCTTGGCGATGTCTCGCAGGTTTGCGGCTGTCAGATCCATATCTTCCTCCGTGTCGGGTGCAGCGGAGCTGCTCCACCCAGGCGCAACGAGCGCCGTCAGCTGCGCGAGCGTACCCTTGAAGGCGTTCGCGTCGCTGGTCGTCTGACCAGCGATCTTGGATGAACTGGTGAACTGCAGGATGGCGGGCGTCTGTCCGCTGTATGCGTCCCACTTGGACGACGAGTCGCCCGGGTACAGCTTAGATGCTGCGCCATCGCCGGACACGTACGCGCTCGCCCACAGCGGGTATCCCAGACCAGACAGGCTGTTCTGGTAAACCCAGCGGGGCGCGTACACGATCGGCCGAAGTTTGGGTGCACGCTTGCGAAGCTGATCGCAGAAGGCTTTGATGTCAGCCTTGCCGGGTACCGTGGCCGAGTTGTTGTTCCACTTTTCGCAGTCGACCTGCAGGATGAACGGCGTGTCGCCCCACCCCTTGCAGATGGCGTCGAGCCGATCACAGAACGCGTTGGCTCGAGCGACCGGGTTGCCCGGGTACAGGACCCAGTATGCGCCCAGCAGGAGCTTGTCGCGGTGGCCCTTGAACTCGTTCCACCACGCGTCGAGTTCTGCGTCGTTGCCGTCGCCGCCCGCCTTGTGCGTCACGAAGGAAAAGCCCTCCGCGATCACCTTCTCGGCGGTGTCCGACTTGACATCGTCGTAGTGAGACATGTCCCAGCCGTAGATGGTGGTCACGCCGGGCCACCCTTGGCTGCGTCTTCGATGGTGGCAGCAGGAGTCGAATCGAGGACGACGGCGTCGCCGGACTTGACAGTGCCGGGGTCGTTGATCGGGTCGGGAACGACAACCGCGACCTTGGCGTTGGCCGTGACGCTACCGCGAGTCCAGAGGGCCTGGATGACGGGGAGGATCACGACGAGTACTGCGATGATGCTGTCGGGGATGTTCGGTGCAATCTTGATTCCGATCGCTGCAAGCAGAGTCACCACTGCAAGCAGGATGCCCCGCAACGTTGCGGGCTCAAGGTTCACCAACTTCCACCAGACGTTGTCCCTCGGATCTTTCATGGGTTTCATCTCCCTTGTTGGAGGTTGCCCTACTTCGACACAATAGCGCATAGCTATCGGATCGTCAAACCAACACTGCTTGCGAAACGCGACTACGTGATCAAGGGCCACTGGTATGCGTACTTGGAAGACGGTCCGACCTCAGTGATCGTCATGGTCGTTGCATCGTTTCCTGTACCAGCGTACCTATTCCAGGTGGTAGTGTTTGCGCCAGTAGCAAGACCGCAGAGGACGGAAGTCGTCACAATGTCAGCAGTCGTATCATTAACGATGTAGGTATAGAAGTTAAGCAAGTTTACTGACGCTCCTCCAATGATTGGAGTACGCTGCGCCGTGAAAATAAGCGCACCAGCAGCCGTTGTTCCCTTTCTAAGACGCCACAGTACGGCCTGTGTAGTTGAGCTTGAGATCCCCCCCTTGATCTCAAACCTGTAAGCCGTCTTTTTCTTAAAGCGGAACGAGTCGAAATACATTGTTTCCGTCTCGTCACCACCGACAAGACCGTTATGCGGAGAAGTATAAGCTACTGCAGTGTATGTCGTCTTGTCATCCAGCCAGCGGGCAGCCTCAGGGCTGCAGATAAAGATGTCCGACCGCTCACCCTGTGCCGTGAAAGTCCTGGCAGCAATCGGCACTGCCCACTCGGGCAGACCAAAGGCGTGCGTCGATGCCGGATATGTCTTGCTGTCCACGATAAAGAACTGGGTGTTGGCGCTCATCCACGTGGTTGCGCCGCCCGTCCCGATGCCAGGCACGAGTCCGTAGTACAACGTCTCGCCCGGCTTGAGCGGAATGCCTCCACTCGTGCCGCGAATCTGCGTCGAGAAGTCTGCAGTGTTTGCCGGGAAGACAGCAACGTTGCTCGGCATAGGCACGTTCAGCGTACCTGCAGGCAAAGCGTTGTAGTGCGCGCCAATGCCAGTAAAGACTAGGTTGCCTTCCCAGCTAAAGTTGGTTCCATCCCAGGCAAGCTGACCACTCGTTCGCCATGTCCACGAGATGTCGTTTGCCGCTCGCAGTGGGCTACTCCGCCACGAGCCCGACGACCATTCACCGTTCTGGTAGTACGTTCCCCAAGGGAATGCTGAGTACTCGTCTCGCTCCGTCCAGCCGAGTCCAGCGTTGTTGAACCCCACCCAACCTTGCATGGGCTCGATGGTATCCTGCTTGATAGCGACCATGCGACCAGTCGACGGGTCACCGACGTTGAAGGCAGAGCCGTACGTCGTGACCGACATCAGGTACGTTGTGCTAGCTGCCGTCGACTGAATGGGTACGATGCGGAACCAGAACTCGATTGGCGCACGGATGCCAGTCTTGACCAGTGCCACATCGATAGCCAGCTCGGCGTCCGGGTTACGGGACAGATTCGTCTGCGGAAGCAACCGCATCCAGAATGCCTTGTTCCCCTCGTCGCCCTCGAGGTCAACAACCATGGCGTCCGAGATACTGAAACTGTACTTGCGACAGTTCTTGTTCCACGTCACCACGAGGTCGATGATGCCGTCGATCTGCGAACCGCCGCTTGCTCCTGCCCACGGACCAACCAGCATACCGGAGCCGACGGGCAAGCTGGGTGCCGCAAGCTTGACGTTGATGCGTCGCTCGTAGATGTCACTGACGGGCGGACCAGTCTGCGGACCCTCGGCTGTGGCATTGAACGCCAGGTTACTCAGACCAGCGACCTGCTGGTTGAGCGTGTACTCGCCACCGCTCAGGATGCGAGTGATGTACGGCTGGCCGCGGAAGTTCTCCACGTATACGAGACCACCAGGTCCAATAGTGCTGGTCTCGACCAGCGTAACTGTGCGATAGTCGCCCAAGTCCTTCGGGATCGAGCCAGGAAAGATGCCCACCTCGATCGGACCGTCATCGCCGGTGAACCATACGCTCGCACGAAGGCGAGCGATGTCCACGTTCATGACTCGTCCGACGTTAGGGTTCGTGCCCTTCGCGTCTACTGTGTTGGATGCGACCTGTCGGAACACATCCCTCACACGCATGGCAACACGGGGGTCTGCGAAGTCCAGACCCGCCGTGCTGCTGCTGTCAACATCTGCCATTACGAGAACTCCGTTGCACTCTTTGTGCCCACCACTGTGACGCGGCGAGCTGTCCCAGACATTGGCCCAAGGTCCATCGGGATCGTGAAGCTACTGAGCAGGAACCGGTTCGGTGTATACAGGTCGTCGGTCGGCTGCCTGATCTCCACGATCTGACTTGCATCCAGGAAGGGTAGAACCAGCGATTCGAAGTTAACCGAATACTCTTCGAGTGAACTGATACGTAGCTGCGTGTCCGCGTAGTCCTGCGCCTGATCTACGGTGGTAAACAGGTCAGACTCGTACGTCTGGACGCGGTCACCCATTCGACTGATCCGCGTGGGCGAGCCTTCCAGGGTGTTCAACGCTTCGGCGAATACAATCTGACTTACCGAGTTGCCAGTCACGGCACCACCCAGTTCGTCAGGTTCTCCACCAATCGTTGAACCAGTTACAATGATGTGGTTGAAGATAAGCGAGTCATTGCTCGACTTGCTGTAGCTAACCAGCGAGCCGCCGCCATCCGTGCTGAACGACCACGCGAGCGGATCGGTAGAAGGGTCAGGGTAGGGCTGCATTGTGAGGCGTCCGTCTCCCCGGAAGAACACTTCGTATCCGATCGAGTCAGCGATCTGCTGCATCACTTCCCATCGCTCGGTACCACGGGTGAAGACCAGATCCTTTGTGTACGCTTGTCCCGTTGCTGGCATAGCGAACTTGGTCACACCTGCGTTAGCCGCCAGTGCGATAATGATGTCTTCAACCTTGGTGCCGATCGGGAAGCTCAGCGTGTTCGACAGTTTTGAGACGATGCACTTCTTTGCATAGTCTCGACCGGTAACCTTGACCTCGTTCGGGAAGCGATCCGAGTCGATGCGGTCGATCATGAACTCGCCGAGCTGAGTCTCCCAGCGCTTCCACATGCCTGCCGTCTCGTCATAGTACCTGATACCCCACATGCACTTCAGTATCTTGTCGAACCAGAAGCCATCGTTAGGCTCATCGTTCAGGCGTCGGTCCGTGTTGTCGAGCGTGAACTCGCAGATCCGCTTCTCGTCACGCTCTCGGTCGACAGTCACCGAGCCGGTGATCAGTCTGGCGTCCCAGTTGGGAATGTCAAACTTTGTCAAGCCGTCCGCTTCGTAGATCTCCACTCGCCGGTAGATACGAACCAGACCGCCTGTCAATTCCTTTACGACGCGGTCGATCGGATAGCCGAGCGATGGGAGCACGGGCTCGAGCTGGTCAACCCTTGGCGGTATATTGAACGCGGCGATGGCTAGGCTGTCGGCTGGCGCCTCCGAGCTAAGCACTGCCCACTGGAAGGTGGATGTCTTTGTCGTAGTAGAGAACGACTGCCAGCGAATGTCTGATGTAACCTGGACCTGGCCAGTCACAGACCAGCGTAGATCCGAGTTGATCGAGACACTACTGTTCACACCCCAGCGGAGATCAGAGTTCACGGACACGGAGCCCGCACTCGTCCACCGCAGATCACTGTTAACCGTCACCTGGTTGTAGCTCAACCAGCGCAGATCAGAGTTAACGGTTACAGTAGATTGCACTGCCCAGCGTAGATCGCTGTTCTTTGAAACTGCACTTGCTACCGTCCAGCGAAGATCACTGTTGACGGATACCGATCCAGCGCTCGTCCACCGAAGATCGCTGTTGACAGCAACCTGCGAGTAACTTATCCATCGAAGATCGCTGTTGACAGCAACCTGCTGCGACACCGACCAGCGTAGATCTGAACTCTTCGAGACCGCGTTGTATGACAACCAACGTAGATCAGAGTTAACAGATATCGTGCTGGCTACAGTCCACCTGAGATCCGAGCTGACCGACACCGAACCTGCACTGCTCCACCGCAGGTCAGAGTTAACTGATACCTGCTGCGATACAGACCAGCGTAGATCGCACGACTTAGATACGGAACTGTACACCGCCCAGCGAAGATCGCTGTTCGCGCTAACCTGCTGCGACACCGACCAGCGCAGGTCGCTGCTAACAGGAACCTGCTGCAACACAGCCCAGCGAAGATCACTGCTAGTGGAGACTGTACTGTTGACACCCCACCGCAGGTCACTGCTCTTTGCGACAGTAGTTACCGCAGTGTTGTAGTTGTCAACAGCCGAGATGTTGTTCGTACCAGCGTCGCGGTGCGTCTCAAAGTTCGTGACGATGTTCGGGCTGGAGTTCAGCCACGTGGGTTTCGCCAGCGTACGCTGAGTCGTCCAGGTCGCACCGTCCGGGCTGCTCTGAAACAGAACGTTGGTTCCACTGATAATAATCTGGAACCATGCGTGCGTTACAGAGTTATACGTGATCGACGTGGCCGATGCGTCGAAGTACGCAGTCTGGTTTGAACAGTAAAACACACCGTTCAAGATATCGATATAGATTCCGAGCTGCGTACCAGCCGGCTTCGACTGGTCGTACACCATCATTTGCAGGTAGCACTCGGTGCTGGCTCCGTTAGATGCGCCCGGGATCAGGCGAGCGTACACGCTGTCGAACTTCGTGTACGTCTTGCTTGTCAGGCCGGTGTACGTGGTGCTGGTGGTGAACTGCATCTGCTGCGAAGCCTCAGACGCAAGACCATAGCTTGACCACTTGGTCGTGTCGAGACTGTTGTCATTGAAGTCATCCGACACGGAGCTGGACAGCTTGGTTGCAACTTCGCGCAGCACGGTGGCGGACATGACGCCAGAGCTGCTACCGGTACAGGTGAAACCAACTGTTAGTGCGTTGGTAGTAGCACCAGCACTTACGACAGCACCAAAGGTGTACGTCGTCGTCTGGTTGCCCGAGCTGTTACCGAGGCGGCTCCATGCAGTGACCGTGCCGAACGTCTCACTCGTGGCCGAGAGAGTCGGCGAAGTAATCGCCGTAGTGAAGTCTGTGTTCAGTGCAATGCCGACGTGCATCATGTCGCCGACAGCAAGTGCCTGCGTCCAGGTACCAGTCACGGCAGTGTAGTTCGTGCCGTTTGTGGTATCTGAAGCACTAGCGCTGAACGGAAGAGCCCAGCTGCCCACGGTGCCAGAGAACACGTCCATGACGCCGCTCAGTGCAGCGCCGGTGCCACCGGTACTTGTGATGGTTACTGAACCGGTCTCGGTCCCATCGAGGATTCGATAGAACTTGGCAACTGCAGTTGGTCCAGTATCCGCTGCATTCGTTCCGGTACCACCGTTTGCTGCTGAACCAGATACGGCCGCCCACCCAGCAGGTGCAGTGAATGTGGCAGTACTTGGCTTAGCGCTTACTGTGATGATAGCGAGACGACCAGCTACGACGCCCACGTAAGGGACGTTGTAGCTGGTCGTACCACCTGCCACAGTCGCAGTCGTGACACCGGTCGATGCGGCAAGTGTAATAGTCACGCCGACCGCCTATCTGGTAATGACTACGGGAGGGTGTCGCCGGTGTAGGTGAGAACCACGCCGTCCGGGTTGAGTGCGGTTGCGCCTGCGGTCACGACTCGCTTGAGCCAGATCGCCTGCACCGTACCAGGTGCCATATTACCGATCGTCAGAGGACCGTTGCCGAAGGTGCCGACACCAGTCGGTGCCGTGGTCTCCGAGGCGATGGTCGCCGACTGTGCGGATGCACTCGCCAGCGCCGTGACACCAAGGTTGTCCAGTGCGATGGTGATCGTGCCGCCACCTGCGGTCTGGCTTGCAATGGTGACCTGCACGTTCGACCAGGTCAACGAGGCGTGGTTGTTGTGGACAAAGTAGCAGCGGTAGTCGGTCATGCCCGCCGCTGCTTCGGAACCACTCACCGGGTCGAACAGGTTGCTGAGCGTGGCGTCAGTGACCGCCGTGGTGGAGACGTACTTGCCGAGGCTCGTCGCCGGGGTGCCCGCGGTGCTGTTACCCGCCGAGCCGGACGGCGTGCTGAGCTTCAGCAGGATGTCAGATGCTGCGATTGCCATGGGACTCCCTACGTCGTTGCGACTCGAGCGGTCAGCTCTTCGTCGATGATCTGAATGTACGGGATGGAAAGATCGGCAAAGTCTGTAGGACCACCGTACCCAGCCACCCGCGTCGAGTCGATATTTCCAAGTGATACCAGCACTACGTCACCGAATGGAGACTTGATGTAGATGCTGTTGTACTGCGACGAGACAAGTTCAAAGAACTCCCGGTCACGTCGCGCCGTCGCTGGGTTGCGCAGATGAATCGCCAGCGTACCCGAGTAGCCCAGGTCGTCACCGATCTGAACCTGCCGTCCGCGACCGACGACGTGGATCGTCTCTTGCTCAACCTCTCGCGAGAAGTTATCTCCCGTGACGTTGGATGCTTCAAAGCTTGCGATGCCACCCAGGAGAACCTGGGGGACAAAGTAATAACGCTGCGACGTTAGTGTCACCGTCTGGAAGCTAGCGACATCCGACTCGATGAGTGATCCGAATCGGTCAGCCACCTGCACAACGACGTAGTCTGCAGCGATGTTCACTGGTGCGAGGTAGTCGTCGTACGAGTAGCTCGTCGCGTCATCCGAGGTCTCGAACAGCAGGTACCAGGTGTGCGCACTGTCGTAGATATCCAGGGCCGAGATTGAAGTCTTCATATACCGCCGGTATACCCGGTACGCAACGAAGTCTGAATCCTGACCCGTGCTCGTCCACGACACGTTCACCTTGAAGTCACTAGGTACTGTGACACTCAAGCCAGACGCAGGTGCGGGCGGCGTCCAGGTTGTCGAGAAGTACTGCGTCGCCTCATCGATCAGGCCCGCCGTATCCTGTACCTGGACTGTCACGCCGTACTGGTGACCATTGACAAGAACCTGCGTCGTCGGCGTGTAGGCGATACTATCACCCGCAAGCCAATAGCTGTCAAGCAACATGTTGGATGCTGCTGCCGACGGAAGGTGCAGTGACAACTGATCGATGTAGGCAGTATCGCCGACGCCAGGTGTCGAGACAACTCCCGCGAAGATCGAGGCGAACGCAGCGCCAACCGGTGCCGTGAACGTGCCCGACAGGTACTGCCAGGTGTTCGCCAACGGTGTAGCCGTGGTCGAGCTACTGGAGATGAACGTCATGCTCGAGTCGTACCAGCCGACGCCGAGGATGATAGGCTTGTTGACTGTCGTTGGGTTAATCCACCCCTCAACAGCGTACGCCTGGCCTGGCGTAGTCGCTGGTCGCTGAGCCGAGGACAGCTCAACCTGCGATGCAGCCGAGGTTCCATCGGGAGTCACCACACACGAGAACGATCCGCTCTTCGCCTTGACGCTCGACTGTGCAATCGTTCCACCTGCGCTGACGTTCCACCCTGTCGTGCCGGTCTCGAACGAGTAGTTGGTCAGCAGGTTGGGCGTCGTGTTGTCGAAGACAGTTACACGATACGCCTTCTGTGCGCGACCACCGTTGCCCGAGAACGTCCAGGTAAAAGTCGGCAGCGCCGAGTTGACCGGGGTGATCCCGTCAGGGTAAACGATCTGCACGTCAGGGATCTGACCGATAGCAAACTCGATCGCAGTGCTCGCCGGACCCGTGACAGCGTCGGCATCCTTCAACTGTACCGACCAGTCGAGCGGAGCATCCATCAAACCCAGCGACACCGGGTCGATCGAGACTGTCACCGAAGTTGCACTCGATGCCACGAAGCCAGTGTCAACGATGCTGGCAAACGTATCACGGCGACGCACGATCAGGCGATACGCTGTCTGCGTATCTGTCGGCTCAGTGTCGCTCCGTGTCCACGAGAACGAGTAGTTGTTACTCGAGGAGTATGGAACGATGCTGGATGCCGTCGGAAAGATCGGTGTCGCAGATGGTGGGTGGCTGACGGAGAACACCGTTGTGCTCGACCACGCACCCGGGGTGTCCTTGTCCGACACCACTCGGGCTCGCCAGTACCACGCACCCTGCGTCAGTGCAGCCGCCGCGTTCGGGGTCGCAACTGACACCTGCTTGCCCCCACCGGACAGACCGTCGGTGCTGCCGAAGTACTGCAGCGCACTGTCAGGCTGAATGATGTCCTTCAGCGAGGCGGTGAACGTGCTGTTCGTAGCGACGTTGATCTCAATCTTGCCGTACAGGTTCGGCTGCAGGTTGGCGTTGTCAACTCGCACACGGTACGTCGGACGGCTCGTCGGCTCGACAGCGTACGGTGACAGGGGCACCGGTGCGTCGAACGTATCCTCCGAGACGAACCGAAGAACACGCGGCACTGATGTCGAGACCGTGTTGCCTGCCGGTCCATAGATGGCCAACCAGTCGTAGTATTTCAGGCCCGCACCGACGCGCCTGTTGTCCCCACCGTAGATTGCTATCGGACCACCGTTGCCGTAAAAGGCGCTGTCGGATGGCCGGGGAACGGCGTCAACGACCGCCGTCGCATACGACGATGACGGGGAGGGGAACGTCATGGAGACTTCCCGAACGATCCTTGGCGACGACCCGGTACCGATACCTGCGAACCCAAAGAGCAGCCGGTTGTCCTTGTACGTCGCGGACCAGTAGGTGCGTCCGTTGTACGACGGATCAATCTTGAAGTAGTTGGACAGTGAGATGGTACTCACGTATCCAGCCTTCGTAATGATGCTCGGTGTTGACTGGTTGCCGGACGTGAGCTTGATCGCGAAAAAGTTGGGGATGCCTGCGCCGACGACTCCAGCAATCAGGTACCGCGTCGCATCGATGGTGAACAGCATAGCTCGGCGTGTGCCAGCCGCTTGGTTCTTGTTGAGCGACGTGTACCAACTGCCCAGCAGCGTAGCCGAGTTGAGCGTACCCGTCGAGACGTTATAACTGTACTCTTCGAGTTGATCGCCCGAGTCCGTGGTGTTCAAGGTCTTGGTTCCGTAGATCAAGAACTTGATTACGTTCGAGACGACACCGCCGCCCTGGATGGCGACACTTACATCCTCGCTACCGGCACGCACGAACAGTCCAGAGCCCACGAGGTTGCGGGTCATCGACCTCACCCACGTGCCCGAGTTGTTACGCACGTAGACCTTGAGGTCTGCGCCAGCTCCGGTGGATGCCTGCATGTCGTAGACTGCAACAGCCGCCGTAGCGGTTCCGGTCAGATCAATATCGATCGACCGGAACCGCTGGCTGATGGACCCCGACGCCTGCACTACCTCGTTCGCGACGAACGTCAAGGCGCCGGCCGAGTAAGACCAGCGGGTGACGTTGAGGCTCCAGTCCACACCCTGCCATGCGACCCAGACGGAGTTGTCCGAGGCGACCGACATGCTGGCGATCGCGTTGACCGTGGCCGAGGCCGGCGCAACAGTCGGCGCGTACGAGGCCGCCAGCGTGAAGGTCGTTCTGCTTGCGTCGTTGGAAACGTACAGGTGAATCTTTGCGACGCCAGTGACGTCCGTGCCGCTGGACGCAGCCAGGTTGGTGTCGATGACCATCGAGACAGTCCGACCGTCTGACAGCGTTGCAATGGCACGCTTGATGACGGGCGCGAACTGCGCCGTCGTCCCCACCTGCCTTAGCTGCGTACCCGCCATTGTTTATCCCTTGACTAGTGCTTCGAGGTTGAGCAGGAACTCTTCTGCATCCGTGCCGTTCTGGATGTTCGGGAACGACAAGTCGCCGGTGAACGTGTAGCTGTTTCCTCCACCAGCCTGGCCGTTGTTGTTGTAGGCAGTCTGGCGGTTCTGTCCGGCGATCGTTGCCTGGGTAGTGTATTGCTTGTTCAGTGCATTGTCAAGCTGGTTGCTGGCAGCCAATGTGTTAGCGATCTGTGTAGCGACGCCGGACAGCCAACCCTCAACTCCACCCCAGTTCTTCTGCAACCCAGTACCGAGGCCGTCCATGATGGCTCCGCCTTCAGGAACCAGGAGCACCCGGTCCTTTTCGATCGGGCCCTTCAGGTCTTTGATCTTCTGGCCTACACCACCGAGCCAGCTGGCCACGTCGTTCCAGGCATCCTTCAAGCCGTTCAACAGGGACGACATGATCGACCGGCCGATGTTCGTCAAGAGGTTGGTCAGGCTCCCGACCTTGCCCTTGATGCGATCACCCATACCGGCCAGCCAGTCGCCCACGCTGTTCCAGCCATTGACGAAGCTGTTCTTGAATCCCGACATAGCTTCCGATGCGCGCGATCCAAGCTTGCCCGCCATGCCGGACACCTTGTTGTATGCAGACTGGGCAAGGCCACCGAGCCAGTCTCCGATGATTCCCCATCCAGCCTTGGAGTTGGAAAGGAAGTTCGTGAATGCTTCGGTTGCTCGGCTAGCCGTCTTAGTTACGAACGACGACAGCTTGTTCCACATATCCTGAGCCAGTGTGCTGACCCAAGACACGAACGTCGCCCAGCCTTTCTTGCCTGCATCCAAGGCGCCGGTGAATGCCGTGACGATTCGGTCGATGATCTTCGCGCCAAGACTTACCAGAGCATCCCAAGCCTTCTGGGGTAGCGTGGCAATCCACACGATGATCTCAGTCACCATGTCCGGCACGATGCTGTGCCCAACCAACTCGTCATACAGCTGCGTGAAGAATCCGATGAACCCGGAGATGAATCCTCCGATGATTCCGAGAACCGCCTTCACGGCGTTGCTCAGGATTCCCGAGATAGCTGTCCAGATTCCACCGAAGATATCAACGATACCCTGCCACGCCAGCTTCCAGTTACCTGTGAAGATGCCCGTGATGAACTCGATGATGCCTCGGATAACCTTGATGATGCCTTCGATCAGGGACGTGATGATCCCAATGATCGGACCGATGCCGTTAGCGATGGCTCGGATCAGACCCTTCAAGACTGCAAGGATCAGGGCTAGCACAACGGTAAGGATCGGCTTCAAGAAGTCGAACAGGTTCTTCAGCATCTGACCAACGGGTCCGACCAAATCCCTGAACTTTGCAAGCTCGGGCTGGATCTGCTGGAACCCCTTGACGAACGCATCCCTGATGGACTTGATGAGGCTCATCACCTCGGGACCGAGGTACTTCCAAATCATCTTGCCAGTGCTCTCGATCCATCCGCCGATATCCTTCAGCGTAGAGATCCAGGTCCCGGCACCCTTGAACAGGTCAAGTGTGCCGAACGCTCCACTGACAGACGATCCGAATGCACTGAATGCAGGACCGATGTTCGACTTCACCCAGCCCCAGGCGGTGTTCCAACCCTTCTTGATCGGGTCGAGGAAGTTGAAGATGCCGAACATCTTCGCTGTCTTCGCCGCCATCTCCTTGGTGAAGTCATCGATCATCTTCGACTGATCTTCAAGTCCTCCTTCCCGACCAATCTGTGCGAACCCGCCTGGGTCAGGGAAGTTGCCACCAGCCGCAGCCTTGAAGTTCTCTGCACCTGGCGTTAGCGATCCACCCGCCCCGCCGTTCTTTGCTTTGTTGATTGTATCTGCCGCCGACCCCATGTCCTTCAGGGCCTGCTCAATGTCACTGATCTGTTGCGAGTATGCATCGTACTGCTTCTGAAGCTTGTCGAGGCCCTTCGACTGCACGTCGTACAGCGATTGTACCGCATCACGCTGCGCAGTGTACTGATCGACTACCTTCTGCTGCTTGTCGACTGCTGCCTGCGCATCGTTGTACGACTTAGTAAGGTCGTCAACCTTCGCCTTATTCTCGGTGATACCCTTCATGATTTCGTCGAAGGGCAACTCCTGCATTGCCTGTGTTGCGTCCTGGATCTGCTTGGTCAACGGATCAAACGCGAGCGACTGCTCCAGATCAAGCTCATCGGCCTGGTGGCCGAGGTCGGCGATCTGATCACTGAGATCCTGGATCGGAGCGATCTGTGCGTTGATCGCATCCTGCTGATCCTCGAGTGCCTTGATCTGATCGTCATACTGCCCGAGGATTTCGCTGCCTGCACCTGCGTTACGCAGGTCAGTCTGCGTTCCCTTAAGCAGTTCGATCTGACCGTTGATCGCTTCGATGCGCGACTGGAGTTTATCCAGCGGACCGACTGCATCTTCCATCTTCATCATCTGCAGCTGCAATGCTTTCTGCTGCATCTGGTTGTCGAAGATGGCGTCGGACATCGCCTTCATTCCCTTGATGGGAGCGTTGGTGAATCCGTCGAGTGCAGTCTGCGCTGCCTCCATCTGATCCTTGTATCCGTCGGCAACCTTGCTCAGGCTGTCCAGGATCTTCTGCTGCGCATCCAGTGCATCATTGGCCGCGTCGAGCTTGTCCTTCAATGCTGCAACCGCTGCCGCCTGCGCATCGAGCGCAGGCTTGATGCTTGCAAGATCAGCCTTCAGCGTAGGCAGGATCTTGATGAGCCTGTCGTAGCTAGCCAGTGCGCCCGGGTCTACAGCCTTGATGTTCTTGCGCATGTCAGCGTAATCGGACATGTCGGCCTGCTGCTGCAAGAGCGCAAGTGCCTTACCGAAACGCTGCATGTCATTGTATGCAGACTTGAACACCGCACCGAACCCGGCAGCGCGCTTGAACTGACGCTCCACCTCATCCATGCCGGTGGTCACATTTTCCACCAGCGAAGGCGAGTGGTGCGCCCACGGGTTCAGGTAGCTGAACAGCTTATAAACAGCCATCACCGCAGACTTCACGATGTTGACAACTGCCATCATCGCACCCTGGATACCCTGAGGAAGAGCGTTGAAGGCGTTGATCGTACCGCGAACTACGGCGGACCAGATCTTCTTCAGGTCACCCCAGAACGCTACCACGAGGACAATGACTGCCGTGATAGCAATACCCCACGGACCAGTCAGTGCATCCAGTGTAGCCAGGCTCGCAGCCCGCATCACTGGAATGAACCTCATAAACAGCGCACCGATGCCGGACAGTCCAACCGTGACGATCTTGCCAATGCTGGAGAAAGCACCCGACCACGAGATCGACATGAGTGCAGACCATGCGCCCTGCAGTGCGGCAATGGCCGCGAGTCCTGCACGCCACGCGATGCCAATGCCTCGCACCCCGATCAGTACAGCAGCCTGGATTCCCTTGAGTCCACTCGTGAAGATGAACTCAAGTCCGTACCAGATGCCGACGGCAACACTCTGCAGCATACCAAGGCCACTGTAGAATGCAAGGCCGGCGTACTTGGCGCCTACCAGCATTACAGTCTGAAGTCCGGACATGGCAGCCTTAGCTCCCGTGACGAGCCATCCCAGAGACAGGATTACTCCACGGACCATGTTGCCAATGCTCGTCAGCAGCCACGTGACCGGCGTCTTGAGTAGGAAGCTCAGCGCGGTTCCGGCAAGCTTGATGGGCGCGGCGAGCAGCATGAACAGCTTCCCGAGTTGGGAAACCATAACAATGCTTGCACCAAAGATCCGAACAATCGGACCGATGACTGCCAGGAAGGTCAGCAGACCAAGCGTTGCGACCTGGACCGGCTGCGGCAAGCCAGTGAACGCGGTCACCATCTTCTGAATACCCTGAGCCAACCAAAGCACCAGGGGAATCATAGGAGTGATTACGTCGGCAGCAGCGTTCTGCAGCATCGTCCAAATGATCTGAAGTCGTCGCGGGTTCGACTGAAGAACCGCGGTCAACTCCTTGTTCATCTGGTTGAATACGTCAGTGTCGTGCGCCGTGGCCTGCAGTGACTTCTGGTAATACCCGTTCGTGTTGATCAGGTCCCGCATTAGGACTTCGAACTTGTTGACCTGCCACCGGCTAGCAGCGACAGAGCTGACGACACCCTTCTGGGAATCGGACAGGCCCTGGAACTTCTTTGCCATAACGATCAGGCGGTCGGTCATCGTCGCGGACTTCCACGACGTATCCGAAATCTTGATGCCCATCAGGCCGAGGACCTGAGTAGTTTCCTTGGTGGGCGAGATCAATCGCGAGAAGATAGTCTTCAGTGCATTACCGGCTGCGGCTGCAGATCCCGTGGCGGGCGTCAACGCCGCCAGCATTGCTGCTAGGTGGCGGACATCCACGCCGGTAGATCGAGCGACACCAGCTGACTTCTCGAAACCTTGGACCAAGCCCTCGAGGGAGATGCCGGTCTGGTTCTCCACCATGTTGAGGACGGCGATGGTCTTGGTAAGATCAGCGACACCGAAGCCGTACTGAGCCTGGATCGAGATGAGCGCCTTGGTGGCGTCACTCGCACTCATCTCGCCAAGGATCATGGTCTGCATGGTGAGGTCAACCGACTTGGCAAGTGCGATACCGGATGCACCTGCCGCCGCCCAGTCGGCTGCTACGTTGAGTGTCTCAGCCTGGTTGACGCCGTAGGTGTTCGACAGCTGCTCGAAGGTACCCTGAAGGGCACTAATCTCCTTCGAGTAGAACTGCGCGCCGTGGGTCGCGTCACCGTACACCTTGGTGATGCGGGTGAAGGCTGCCTCGTTATCGAGAGCCATCTTCCCTGCCGCTGTCCCCGCGGCTACCAAGGGTAGTGTGAAGTTATACTCTAGTTGTCGGCCAGCCCACTGCACCTTGCTGCCGAAGGCGTCGAGTCCCATGCCGCCCATGATCTTACTGAACGACGAACCCGAGGAGCCAGCCTTGCCGAACGATCCAGACAGAGCGTTCAACTTAGCCTGCATGGCTTGCAGTTGAGCTTGCGCCTGCGCAGCCATGATCTTGACTTGGATGTTGACAAAACTGTTCACGAGTCGGGGGCTTCCTGTGAGTCCCAGTATTACCTAATGGGCCTCAAGTGCCCGACACATACACCATACAGCGATGGCCCCGGAGCGTCAACTCCAGGGCCATCCCACTAATGCCGTCGTCCTCGCCGAGAACCTTCGCGCTTGCGTTTAGCTTCTTCTTGCCTACGCTTCGATTCTTCGGCTTCCTGTTTCCGAGCTTCTTCTTCGTCCATCTTCCTGAAGATGAACTCGAACTTGTCCAGTAGATCGGGGTCTTGGTCGTACAGGCCCCCGGCCACGGGGAGGTGATTCCACTTCATATTGCGACAGAGTGAAAACAATCTGATCGCATTATGCGGGCCGGTGACTGCTTCTCCCTTGACCCATGCTTCTACTTGGAGCTGAAATTTGCCTCTTCCGCCTCGCGCTTCTCGGCGGCGACGCGCAGCTCCTGAAGGTCCGCGATCTCCTTGTCGATCTGCTCGACCGTCATCTCGTTGAGCAGCCAGGGGTTGTACTTGCGGATCGCCTTCTCGAGCGAACCCAGAAGCTCCGGGTTGGCCTTGTTGATCCACTGCCCGACCACACCGCCCTTGCCGCTGTTCGGGTTGAACGGAACGAACTGGGGAGTGCCGGTCACGAAGCTCACGATCAGCCAGTCGGTGATCGACGCGAGCAGAAGCTCCATGCGGTCGCCACCCTGGTCGAACGGGATGCGCGCCTCGCCGGACTTCTGGTTGAGGTGCACGTCGGAACGCGTGGCCTTCAGGTACTTGGCCCGGTCGCCCTCGGTGAGCTTCTTGAACTCGATCCACTGCTTGCCGTCCGGGAAGTACCACTTCTCCTTCTCGTCGAAGGCGAAGTAGTTCTCGAACCCGTTGAACGGGTCGGCCGACTGGGCACCGGTGTTGATCTGGTCGGGTGCGACGTAGGAGTCGCCGCCGCCTGCGGAGATGGGCTGCATGTCAGTAGGGCCTCTCGTGTCCTATGCGACTTTAACTTACAGGGTGCGGGGCCTGGCTCCGGACGCTAGAGCCAGGCCCCGCCGTACTGTGGAAAGAACTACGCGACGGTCGCGGCGTCCGTTGCGACCTCGACGTACATGATCTTCCGCGCGGCGTTCGGCCGGAGTGCCTGGAACTCCAGGTCCGACTCGATGATGTCGTCGCCCGACGCCTCGAGGGTGTAGGGCTTCAGTGCCACCTGCGGGAAGGTCAGCTCCATGGTGTACTTCAGGGTGCCGCCCGCGCCCGGGATGGGCTCGTAGGTAGACATCGTGATCACCAGGGGCTGCTTGGCGGACAGGCCGCCCGGCGTGACTGCGGCCGAGCTGCCGTACGCCGCCTGCCGCCACATGCTGCTGTCCTGCTCCCGGATCGTCGCACCGATCGTGATCTCGCGACGCTTCGGGGTCAGGTCTCCGATGAAGAAGCTTCCGAGCCGGAAGTCGTCGTCCTCGAAGTTGTTGTTGATGTCCACGCTGAACGACTTCGCCGGGAGGCTCACGCCGTTGTAGGTCAGGAAGATGTTCGTCCCGACCACCATGGGCAGGTTGTCGAAGGCCGAGGCGATGCCCGGCATCCCCGTGATTCCCGCCTGCTGCTGGCGTGCGATGACACCGGCCGTACCCATCAGGTACCCGTCGGCATCCGCCTCGAGGTGGAAGGTGTTGATGACCGCGTCGGTGTAGTTGAACGTCTCGAGCGACGCACCGATGCGCTCCTGGATCGCGAGGAACGGAAGCTGCGCCGCGTCACTCGGGATAAAGGTGTGCGTGTTCGCGCCGGTGTAGACGGTGCCCGTGGTGCTGATCGTCGGCGTCAGGGTCGGCGAGGTGCCACCCGTGAACGACGGAGTAACGGTGAACAGCGTGGTAGTGCCGACGAGCTTGCCGAAGAACTGGACCAGAATCGGAGCCGAGTTCAGCGGGCCGCCAGTGACATCCACCTCACCCTCGTCGATGTTCGACAGGGCCTCGAGGGCCGCTTCGACCTGGGCGGCCGTGGCGTTGTAGGGCAGCGCCGCGGTTGTCTGTGCCGCGTAGGTGATGGTGAACGTGCCACCCGTCGGCGCGCCGGTCAGCGTCAGCGTCTGAACGGAGTTCGTACCACCGGGAGTCTTGATGTACTTGATACCCAGCGCACCGTACAGGAGCGTGAGCATCGCGTTGAACCGACCGTAGAACTCCAGGTCGCCCGACCACGAGACCGCGCCGAGGTACGCGTCGTTGACGTCTCGACCGCCGCCGATCTCCGGGTCCGGGATCATCAGGTCACGGTTCGTGCCGATGCCGCCGGTCCGCAGCTTCATGCCGATGGCCGAGTTGTTGAAGCCTGCAGGGAAGGTTCCCGGCGTGGCCTGGGTCATGAATGCGACATAACCCGCTTGGGAACTCTGACCCATTACAGGTTACCCCCGTTCTTGCTCTTGTCGGCCGTCTCGACGGGCGCGACCTCGGTGGATGCGGGCTCCACGTCGGCGGCCGTCTCGATCGGAAGGTCGGGCGCTGCGACCGGAACCTCCGGAAGCGGGGCCTGCGCTTCGACCGCAGCCATCATGATGGCCAGTGCATCGTCAGTGCTGTTGACGGCTTGGTCACGCTGCGCCTGCGCCGACGCACGCTCGCTCTGAAGTCGAGCAACCTCAGCAAGAAGCTTCGAGTCCTCGACGGTCTGCGACTGGTCGTTGTACGCCTGATCGCGTTCGGCAGTGAGAGACGACACCTCGGCGCGCAACTCAACTGCATGTGCGAGCAGCTGATTCCGCTGCTCTTGACTCAATGTCATGGTGTCTCCACTGTCTCCGTCTCGAACCAGCATTCGATCCAGGATGTCTGAACGTATGATCCCTGGATTTCATTACTTAGGTACCGCTGAAGTTCGATCCCACGCCTTTGCAGACGCTCGCGACTATTATTCGCGTCCACGGCTAGCGCTGTCAACCCTATGTTCAGTGGCGAATCGCGGTAGAACATCCGCCACAGTCTGTTGCTAAGGATTGAGTGAACCGAGATACATGCAGACTCGTCGGTGTCCTGGACGACGGTCTGCAGGATCACGCTGTACGTCTTTACTGTCGGCTCCGGCGTGCGTCCGATCTCAAACGAATCAGTGTTCGGACGCTTCATTGCCGGGAAAACTCCGACCGACTGTGTTGGGTCGGACGTACGAAGCGGACGACTGAAAACCTTCAAGGCGTTGTCGCCTGAACCTGTCGGGTCACAGAATGTCGGGATGCGCGCAACCAGAAGCGCGATGATGTTGTTCGGGAACTCTGTATCTGCGGCGGTGATCACTAGATCATTCCTTCCATGAGGTATGCAACCAACTCGGAAGTCACGAACAGTAGATCGTTCTGGTTGACGCCGATGACAGGTCGTGCTGGCGTTGATGGGTAGCTAGATCCCGACTGGGCTGTCGCAATCTTCTTGTTCATTGCAGCGTCGCCCGTGACAGGAGGATGTTGCAGTGTCGCTCCAGTAGCGTCCGTCTTAATATCCGAATGCGAGTTCACAAGAAAAGCTTTAAGCTGACCTGTACGAACGTTGATCGGATGATCTGCCGGATAGCCGTACGATGCACGGATCTGCTGGGTTGCCTGCTCTAGTGGATGCCAGGCTCCCGAGACATCGTCACCTTCTTTAGTGAACCTGTCCGAGATCCTGTTGCGGATGAAGTCATCGACCTTGTCGTCGAGGAAGTCCTGGAGTCCTTGCGGACTCGTTCGATCCTCAAGTTGCTTCAGTACTTTATCGACGGTCGAATGATCCGCAGTTACCTGTACGTAGAAGCCCTGCGTCATGACGGCTCCTAGTAAGTGTAAGGGCTGCGACCGCCGTAGTAGATGGGCGCTCGCGGTGCCAGCAACGACGTTTGCGCCGGGTTGCCGAACACGTCACCGAATGCCTCTACCACGGACGCATCATCCTGGAAGCTAGCTACAGGTCCGGTGTAACGCTGACCTTCGCCAGGGTTAACGGGATCTCCACCAGGCAGAATGATCGTTCCATCCTGTATCTGAGTGAGAGCCATCATTGCCTGTGCTATCAGGTACTCAGCGTACTGATGAACCTGGTCGTCCTCGCCGGCCGCGTCGAGAGCCATGAGCAGCCGACCACTTGCGAGGAAAGCATTGATCCGCTTCAACAGCAGGAACCCTGCACGCTGTGACTGAATGTTTTGGTCGAGGACAACGGGGGTGACGTACTGCAAGCCAATGATCGAATCCATCTCGTCGGCCGCAGAGTTCACGTACGTGGTCGCCGAGGCTGGCGTTGGAACGTTGCCCAGCAGTAGATCACCAACACTGCAGTACGCCATCTCCGATTACTCCTTGTCGGACTTCTTGTCGGCGTCGTCCGACTCGTCCTCGTCGTCCTTGATCGGCTGGCCCTGCGCGTTGGCCAGCGTCATCGCCTCGACGTCGGTCGGCAGGCCGGAGCGTACGAGCAGGTCCACGTCCCCCTGCGTCAGGTACGGCTTGTCGGTCGGGTTGGCGTAGGTGCGGTACTCCGGCGAGACGCCGATGTAACCGTCTACGTCGTTGCCCTCGACGCGGAAGTCCCGGCCGACGGTGCGGACCACGGTCAGGCCGTTCGGGGTCTCCCGCGCCTGGCCGTCACCCTTGTCCTCGGTGACCTGCGGGTCGGTGTCGCCCGGGGAGACCGTGTTGTCCTGCTTGATGCTCGGCGTCTTGACCGCGAGGCCCGACGGCGAGGTGTCCGCGCTCGTGCCCTTGACGGCCGAGTCCTTGTCCGCTGCGTTCTCCGCCACGGTGAATCCCTTCTGATGCGAAAAGGGGAGGTCGGGAGTCAATGTCTCCCGACCTCCCCCTGTCTGGCCGTTGGTCGATCAGCGCTCGGTGACGGACACGATCCGCCAGTTGGTTCCCTTGCGCCCGGTGCCGGTGAACACGAGTCCACCGCCGCCGCCGTTGTCGCCGTGGTACGCAGTCGTCATGAACTTGCCCGTGCCGGTACCGCGAGGAATCTGCGCGATCTGGCCCGGGGTCTTCAGGGTGACCGTACCGTCTGCGTTCTTCTGTGCCATGTTGCGTACCTCCTAGTACACGTCGTACGTGAAGGTGTACTCCATGTGGGGGAAGATCGGGAAGGTCTTGATCCCGGTGCCCGCGTCGAGACCCCAGGGGTCCACGCCGAAGTCCTTCTCCCACTCGTAGAAGCCGGGCGTCCAGTTGCCCGCCGGGTGCGGCGAGGTCAGGAATCGGCCGAGACCGAGGCCCGTCTCGTCGAACTCGTTGATGTCCGACTCGTCCGGCAGGAACAGGACCCGGTTCTCCGGCATGTACCGATTCAGGGTGAAGCTCGTGCTGCCGACCGCGCGGGTGCGGTAGACGCTGTCGTACTCCATGAACGTCAGGCCGGTCTGCTGCTCGACGATCGCCTGAGCCGCGTTCGGGCCCCAGCCGTCGATCAGGTACCGCGGGTCACCCATGGTCGGGGTGGCGCCGGGGTTCAGGACCAGGCCGGTCCGCTGCGCGAAGAACGCGCTGTTCAGGATGTTGTTCAGCGCCTGCCGCGAGATGAGCGCCCGGGTGATCCGGATGCCGTAGTTGTTCCAGGCGTAGTTCTGGATCTTGGTGATGTCGCCGATCGGGTCCGAGGTGTTGTTCGGCGTACTGTTCCAGGCCGAACCGAAGGTCCCCGTACCGAGCGCGTTGGTGCCGGGCGCGATGGCCTGCTGGTTGGCGGGCCGACCCCAGTCCACGCTGAACTTGATCTTGCCGTCGTTGTAGGCCAGGATGCCCGTGGACATCGAGGTCATGCCGAGCTGCTCGATCCGGTTGTCCAGCTTGCGCCGACGCCGCAGCGTGTCCCGCGCCATCTTGGCGTTGAACTCGCTCACCATGGAGCCGACAGTCAGAGCCAGCTCGTTGGTGTCCCGCATGGTCTCCTGGATCGACAGCCAGTCGCGGTAGCGGCTGACGTCGGAGGCGACGTAGTGGTCCTTTACGGCCCAGTCGATGACCGACGCCCGCGCCTCGCCACCGAAGATGTCGTCCTTCTGGGCCAGCTCCGACTCCGCGTCCTCGGCCCGTGCCGGGGCCAGGCCGTCGGTGATCCCCCGTGCGTACTGGAAGATCACGTCGTCGGTCGGGACCTCCATGAAGGGGAACAGCTGGAGGGCGATGTGGTTGTCCGGGGGAACGATCTCCCGCACGACACCGAGCGCCGTCTCCTGCCGCACCAGGCGGTCGCGCCCGATCGGGGATGCGAACTGCGAGCCGGAAGGCCCACCCGCGAGCCCGGCCGCAGCCGAACCAGCCAGTCCGTTGATGTTCATGCTTGCCTTCCTGCCTGCTTGAAGAAGTAACCCGGACGCACGATCAGGCCCAGCCGATCCCGAGCTTGCTCGGGTTGGACGCGTCTGCACCCGGCCGCATGGCCAGTGCCGTGGTGTTGGTGACCGCGATGAACACGCCTGCAGCGGTCATCTCGAAGCACCAGCCCTGCACTGCGGTGGCGTGGTAGCAGACGGCGACCTCGCGGTCGGACTCCATCAGCTGCCACGGGAGGAACGTGTCGTTCAGGCCGACGATGTTCGTCAGGGTCTGACGACCGTCCGCCGCACCCGCGACACCGGCGGTCGAGGTTGCGAAGGCCGCGCCCGGCGTGCTGCCGGTCAGGCCCGTGGTGGTGATGGTCAGGGTCGGGGCGTCGCCGCTGTAGTTGCCGTAGAAGGTGAACGTCAGCGGGGTGGCCGGGAAAGGGCCACCGCCGACGAGAACGTCACCGGGAACGACGGCCGCGAGAGCCTCGAGCGCTGCCTGCACCGTTGCCGCCGAGGCGTTGTACGCGATCGGCGAGGTGGTCTGGCCCGCGAAGGTCAGCGTGTAGGTACCGCCGGAGACCGTGCCGGACGCGGTCAGCGTCTGGACCTCGGCCGTGCCGGAACCCTGGAACGGACCAATCTTGCCGGCGTCCGGACCCGAGGTGATCTTCGCCATGACGACACCGCGCTGCAGGCTCTTCTGCCCGCCGACTCCGTCGATGACGGTTGCCGGGACAGTGGCTGCCGCCACCGTGTAGGACTCGAACTTGCAGCCGACGGTGGAACGCAGGTACTCGTTCCGGCCGAACGGCGTGTTGATGTTGTTGTTCTTGGTGAACGATGCCATTACTTTGTCCTTTCCCTGGCTCTACTTGTCGAGCCTGGTCAGAGCCGGAAGGACGGGTCGAGTGCGACCAGGCGCGTGTAGGAGTCCATCTGCTCGATGGTCTTCTTGGGCGTGCCCGCCGCCTTGTGCATCCCGACCTGCTCGCGCAGCTGCGCGATCTCCTGGGCGGAACCGTTGGCCGCGTGCTGGGCCGCCGGTGCCACGCCGCCGTTGGCGACACCGCCACCGTGCTGGCCGAGGAGGGCCGGAACCTCCATGTCGTCGAAGGTCTCGGTCCAAGCCGTGTACTGATCCGGGGACAGGCCGAGCGCGAACTTCTCGTAGGACTCCTGCTTGGGCGCGGGCAGCTTGTTGCTGGCCACGAGCGCCTTGACGAAGTTCTTGCGGTTCGACTCCTGCGTGTCCGAGCGGAACGCTTCCAGCTGGGTGATGTGCGCCTGCACCGCGGCGAAGTCCGAGGTGTTCGCGCCGTTCACCGAGAACACGAAGGGCTGCGCGGGAGCCGCCGGAGCCCCGTGCTGGGTGCTTGCCGCCGGTGCGGTTGCTGCGGGCTGCGTGCCCTGCTCCGGAGCGGCCGGGGAGTTGTCTCCCACGTTCTTCTCCTTGCTGTCGAACATGACGTAGACCCTGGGGGCCGCGCCCCCTGCCTTTGATGCGCTGAAGTTTAGACCCTCCACTGCCGGGATGTCAACATAGGCAACACCCATGTAAACCGGCCAATGTTCGGCTTCAGCATTCGTGGTGTACCCGCCGATCTCCGAGGACCGGTTCAGCCACAAGCCCGAGTCGATATCGCGCTGCGCATCCGGGTCGAGAATCTCGTAGTCGGCCATGAGGTAATCATACGTCTGGCCGTCGTGAGGCGCGACCAGCGACTCCACTCGAAGATCAGTGTGCCACCCGACGACCTTGCCGGTACCGGGAGTTCCGTTGACCAGCCAGCCGGGGTGGCCGTCGCGAACCGGAACGTTGGCGAACGTTCCGTTGTTGCGAAGGTATTCCCAGTTGGTGACCATCTGGTTCAGGTGCAACTGCTCCCAGGTGTTCTGGTAGCCCATGCTGTCACGGAAGGTACCCGAGCGAAATACTGCGACCCCCTCCATGCGCAGTACCGTGCCCTTGTCCGTCTGCTTCTTGTACTGCTTCGGCTTGATACCGAAGCCGTTGTTCACAGAGAACGTGCTCCGCTGATGCAGGCTAACCAGTGCCTCTTCGCCTAGATCAGCCAGCGTTGGCGCTGTCATCGACTACCTCCTCGACATCGTCGTCCGGGTCGTACTGCTTGTTAGTGCGCACGTTCTCATCGTCATAGTAGTAAGCCATGACTCGAGCCGGTCGCGCACTCTCGAACACGTTCACGATCTCACGAGGCTTATCGTCGATGAGGATCTTCATTCCACGCTCAATCTCAGACGCCTTCATGCGTTCACCTCCTGCACTTCTTTTGGTTCGGTTGTCTCTTGCAACTCAGCTTCCGCAGATCCCTTTCGGAATACTACGGTGTGCCAACGAAAGCATTCTCTGCAGCAGATAGTGACTTCGCCCCCGAAGGCAATGAACTCTGCAAAGACCCTTCGTTGCTTAAAGACCTTGACGTGGATGTACACGCGCCCCCGCGAGTCCAGTCCATAGATCGCCAGTAACGGTCTGCGTAGACAGAAACAATTCAGTCTGTGTTTCGTTCCCTCCACATCACACCCGCTCGATTGCAAGTTCAAGGCCACGCTTCACGACGTGGGCCATGGCCGCGACCGAACCAAAGGCGCTGGCACCCGCCCCGATAACGTCCCCTACGTACCCGGCCGCACGATCGTACGCGGCTTCGGCTCGGACGCGACCGGCACCCTCATCCACGAGGGCGGACACGAACTGCTTCCGGTACCCCAGATCAGGCGCAAAGCCTGAACCAAGAGTTCCGTCCCGCTCTGCTCGGGTAATCTGAGCGACGAGACGTTCGTGCATCGCCTCAGCGATTCGCCGAGAACTCTGGCTCGCGCTGCCCGATCCGCCTTCGGAAGAAGGATCTCCGCTCGACGGATCCTCTGTGCTGGGGTCAGTTGCTGGTGGGGCATCAGGCGCTGTCACCTCCTGGACCTCTTCGAAGGTCATGCCAGCGATGTCGCCCAGTTCCGTCAGATCAGGCTTGACAGTGTTGTTCGACAGCATCTGCTGAAGCATGACCTTAACGAGGTCCATCTTGTCGTCGCCGAGTTTGCGGAACTTGATCTTTGCGCGCGGGCTGGTCGGGCTAAAGTTCACATCGACCATGCGCGACAGGATGTACTCGTTGATGTAATGCGCCCAGTCACCTGCGATTGCATTGAGCATCTGCAGGTAAACCTGTGCGTGCGTCGTGCCGAGGTTGTAGCTGCCGACATCCGCAGTACGCAGCATGAGCAGTGGAGTGAACAGCGACAGACTGATCTCTTCGTCCAGCCGCATCAGGTACCGCTCGAAGTCGGCACCTCGCATCTGCGACTCGAGGTACTCAATGTCGTAGTCGTATGCCGTCTCGGTCCCCTGTGTGCTACGCTCGTTCGGAAGAACGACAGCGCCACGGTTGCGAAGCTGCTGGAGGATTCCCAGCATCACTGACGTGCCGGACTTCTGTTCTCCATTGACGCCGATCGTATCGTCGTACGGGGCACGTGCAACAGGAAGAGGCTCCCCGAACCGCTCGAAGTACCTGTTGCTGAACAGGTGCATGATGATGCTGAAGAACCAACTCGTGAACGCGGGACGAAGAAGCTTCTTCCCGTACCAGTCGCCGTTCTCCATCAGTAGCGGATACCACAACGAGTTCTCGCTCGGCACCGGCCAGCCAGCACCGTAGATCTTGATGCCGTCGTACACCTTGATCTTGGGAGGAATGCGACCAGGCGGAGCCCAGCCTTCCACGTCCTTCCAGTTGACCTCACAGTCTTCCGGAGGGAGGTCCTTGATCTTAGTTAGCTGAACGGTCTTCCCAGCGAGATCGTTTTCCCACTGAAGAATAGAAGGCGAGAACCCCGCCCAGAACGCCTGACTGAGAGAACGAACAAGTTGTGTCCACATGGTCTCCAGGTTGGCCTGGCAGTGGTCACGAATCTTGGCGTTGTCACACTCGATCCTCCAGTCGAGCTGGTGCATCATGAAGCTGAGGACCGACAGGCTTGCGTTGATCTGGTAGTGATCCCGCATCATCCGGAAGTCGGAGAGTGTCAAACGGCTCAGATCGAACTGAATAATCCCGCCACCCGGCAAGGAGTAATAGCTCCGATCGACCCCCTGCCACGATGGCCCGAATGCTTCACCCAGCTTGGGCGGATCGGCCTTCTTGTGATTGGATGTCTTCGGAGCCTCACTCGCCGGTGGCAAGATCTTTGCGCGCAGCTTAGCGCCGCCGCTGGACGTCGAGTCCGTCATAAATTCCCCCACCTGGTTGCAGACCAGATTGGCCCGACAGTGACACAGGCGCAAGGGAAGGGATCTGCGGAGAAGTCGGAGAACCGTTCCGTTGTTTCTGCTGTACCGTAGGATCGTACTCGTCTGTCCGGTTAGTCAAATCGCCTCTCGGCGTAGGAGCTGAGTTTCGCACACCCCGGCGGTATTGTCTATCCCCGGCCAGCAACGAACATACGCCAGCCATGGCATCGGCCACGTCCTTACTACCACCTACCGGGTGATCGATCTTCTTTCCGGTGTCTACGAGTTGCGTCAGTTCTTGGTACGCGATCTCTACCTGCTTAGAATCGCCATGCTTCAGGAGTGTCATGTACTTGGGAAACTCGATCCGCTCTTCGTAGATCGCATCCCGCAAGTCCTGATAAGGTAGCATGGAACGGTCAACAGATAGATAGTCTGCGTCCAGCCTGCGCTTGTTGAGTTGCTGGATCGTGTCTGTACTCTGGAATCCGTCCAGCGTTACCTTGCGAATATTGAATCCCAGTTCATCTCTGAGTTGATAAACCGTCTGCCGCACGTCGCCAAGGATGATCTCCCGTCCAGGCAACGGCTTAATACGCGCGATGAAATCGAAGACGATGACCGGACGTTCCTCTTCATCGACCTCCTTTAGTTCGCGAACGTGCCCCATCGCCATACCTAGAGCGTCACCCTCTGCACTGTATGCAATGTCGATGTGCATGACCCGACGCAGTCTGTCGTTAGCCCTGAACCATGGGGCAAACTCCACTCGCTCCAGGATCGGCATGACTGGCGATGCTTCGATACCAAACCTCGAGTGCCAGCGCTCCGTGGCCGAGTCCACCTTGAATGTCATCCCGATGAAAGGGTTGCCGACTAGCGGCGGAATCCCTGCCAAGTCCTTCAGCGCCTTGTCGGGATCGTTCATGAACTGCTTCTTGTAGAGGTTGGGAATCTCCATAAAGTCAGAGTTCACGACCACAGAAGCTATGAGGCTAGAGACTTCCATCTTGCGACGAACATCGAACCAGAAGCTGTCGCGAGTTCCATCAGGCTTAAGGTACTTGTCCCAACCAAAGGATTCCCAGATCGTCATGCGACTGGTGTATGCATCCTCGTCCTGCTGAAAGTCTGCATACTTCTGCGACGCGAACCCGGTAGACTTCTTCATCTGTCCAATCAAGATAAGCAGACCACGATCTCCGAAACGCGACGTGATGCGGTTCGAGATCGTGTTATAGCCGTTAAGAGCATAGTCCGCTTTGGGGGTAACGCGATGCGAGTCCATCTCATCGAGAACGCCGCCGAGGATGTTGTATCCTTCGAAGGTTGTCTCCGAAGAGTCGCCAGGTACAATCCAGATATCCTTCGCGGGCCAACGCATCTGATTCTTAAAGGACGGATCTTGCGGCCACTTCTTGAACCAAGGAGAGTGCTTGATTCGAGCCACAACATCGGCGAAGATGACTTCACGAGCTTGATCCTCTGAGGTAGACATCATCATGAAGGCGATGCGAGAACCCGGCATCAGGTTAAAAAACTTCTGCGGGTCCTTCAAGCACAGCACCCAATGAACCATGTACGGAAGAACGATGCTTGCAAACGTCGTCTTACCGATACCGATCGCGCCAGTCATCATGGCCTCTTTGAACTTGGCCAGGCTGTACGGCTGAGACTCCTCGCCGAAGATATCAACCAGAACTGTACGCAGGCCGGGCCGGACATTAGCCTCGATGTTAAGGTAGCTATCACTCAAGAACTCGACAATGCTGGCCGGCCGCTCTTCGAAATCAGGGTTGTTCTTAAGCCAATCCAGTTCTCGTAGACTAGCTTTGAATTGCTCGTCGGTCAGGTTGCTCATGAAGCAGATCCCTCGATCGTCTTCGCAGAGCTGATCTCGTGGTTTACCTTTGCGGTGCTGATTGCCTGAGCCATAGGCACGTTGGCCATGTTCCGAAGAACACCCTTGACCATGGAGCTATCAATGTCCTCACGCTTCACGCCTGCGGCTTCCAGCTCAGCCACGACCGTAGCCATTAGCTGCTTCGGGTCAGACCCAGAGATGCCTACGTTCGCAGATCCGCCAGCTCCGACGCCGACATTCACCTGCACCTTTGGGCCACCAGCCTTGCTCGGATCGATCAGCTTGACCAGCTTGGTCCCCTGGTCGAACACGACCTTACTGAGCTTGGTAACCTCAGGGTCCAGCTCGCCGGATGCATCCTCGGCCGCGATGGCGTCCTCGAGTCGCTCGGCGTTCCGCTGAAGTAGTTTACTCAGCCCACCCATGATCACGTCGGCGTTACGAGAGCCGAACGCATCCGCTAGTGCCACGGCGTCAGATCCCTTCACTGTGCAAACGCTACCCTCTCGGTAGAGTGTGCAGGCGTTTTGAAGAATGCAAGTGTCGCAGGTGAATCGATCGTACTCATCTGCTTTCATTCCGATGTTGCGCATTACTCTGCGACGTGCGGCCGGAAGAACAAAATCCCTGTCGCTAACTTCCGTGAACACGTCCGGCATAAAGACTGTATTGGGTCCGCCACGTCCCGACGGACTTCTTGTTATGAACGGTGTTACAGACTGAAAGTTCTTTCGAGCCCAGTCAGCGGAGCGAAGACACATCCTGATCCTGTCTTCGAAGTCCTGGATCTCCCACTGGGCCATACCCACCAGCTCGAACCAGTCCTCATAACGCGGATCGTGGATGTACTCGGCGCGCAATTGCTTTCCGGAAGGAAGTGCAACTCTATTTGCTGAAGCTCCAGTGCCGGTTAGTTCATGCGGGCGGTAGTCCACTCCCCAGAATCCAAAGCCAAAGATATCACTGAAGCTATCGCCGCCGGAGACAAACAGCTGAACTTCAGGATACTTAAGCTGTACCTCACGCAACTGGAGATAAAACTCTTTGCGCTCCCATCCACCGGGAGGAAGTCTGTGAATCACCACTCGGTGCGCTTGTCCATACACAGGACGCATCTGCACGTTTACGGACTGATCGGTGCAAATCATGAGATCGGAGCCGACGCAGTTCTGCATCAACCACTCGAGCGAGTCCCATCCCTCGTCGGGCGCCCAGGTGGGATAAACCGCTTCCGGCTTCTCGTATCCCTTGAATGTGTTGTACTCCGCCGCCCCAGCGTGATCGATCATCATTACCCTGACGGGCCCGTATCCAGCAGTATGCGTACGCACCCAGCTGAACATCTCCCTTGCCGTTGACAGTAGATCTGCCACACTCCAGGTGAATTTCCTGAAGCCTTCGTCAAGCGCGACATCGATGTATTTCTGAGACTGCATAAGCCATAGGTCAACCATAGCAACGACCCTTATCTGGTTATGTGTCAATGGGTACTGAGTTAATCACGTAAACGCGCCATAGTCAACCGGCAGCCCTGAAACTAAACAGGGCCAGTGCTAAGCGTCATCTTGCGAGGATGACAGCACTGGCCCTGCCGGAAGGGTGAGACATGATCACGGGGGAGGATCGAGTCCCGCGCTCATACTACACGATCATTCGCACATTCGCAACCAGGTCGGGGTTGCAATCCATATCATTTTCCGTTAGGATCATGGGGCGACCGGCGCTCCGGAGATATCGGAGATGCCTTGTAATGGAAGGGTGTAGCGTGGCTGTGGAAAACGAGGTTCAGATCGCAAAGCTTTTCGCAAAGCTGATGATCGCTCGACCTGATGTTCGTGCGATCCAGAAGAGCGATGGCGAGTACCGCCCGCAGTACAACGAGAAATTTGCCATGCCTGACCTGCTCGACCACATCAACGGGCGCAAGACGTACGGGCACTATCTGGTAAGCCCGGACGACAAGGTCAAGCTGTTCTGCTTCGACATCGACCTCAAGAAGATTGGCAAGCTTCCGATCACCAAGAACGGCATTGGCATGTTCCTGGGATTCCAGGACGCCAACCCTCGCGAGGTGTGGGGATCGCGCAGGCCTGGGGCGGCCCGTGATTTCATGAAGCTCAAGATGAAGATCATGGCTAATCAGCTCATGAGTAAGATCTCCAAGGAACTCGAGATCCCCACGGCTGCCGCATACTCGGGCAGCAAGGGCGTTCACGTCTACGGCTTCACTGGGAAGACGACGGCGACGCTGGCTCGACAGGCTGCAAGCATTGTGCTTGACGCCTGCCGTGAAGACAACATGGGATACTGGGACTTGATCCGCGGCAACAACTTCTACGGGTACAAGACAGATCACATGGACGACCCGACCGACAACAACAGTCAGTTTGAATTGGAGGTGTATCCAAAACAAGAGACTGTCGAAGGGCGCGAAAAGGGTTTGGGCAATCTGCTCCGACTTCCGTTGGGAGTTAACCTGCACTCCCCCCGACGCGATAAGGGGTTCTTCATTGACATGCGTACTGCGCTCACTGATTTCGTTCCGCGCGATCCAGTTGAGGCGCTGACTATTTCAAACCCGTGGCAGTAAGGCGGACTAGGTGACTACGGAAGAATCTCCGTTTGAGCGGAAGATGCGACTCAAGCTCGCAGCTGCCGCCCAGACATCACCGCAGCCAGTGGCTGCATCAAGCACAGCAACGCCTGCCGCGTACGAGGCCGATGCTCCTACGGCCGACGAGGTTGGACTTGGCCAGCTGAGTCCAGAGCAAGAAGCACTTGACAAGGCTATCGAAGATCTGTCGATCGTCGATGCCTACAACAAGTGGTGCAAGAAGATGGTACCGAAGGTGTTCAAGGGTCAGCGCGAGAGCATCAAATGCTCTTGTCCCAACCCGCAGCACCCGGACAAGAATCCATCTGCGTGGATGAACATCGACAAAAATACCTACTTCTGTAGTGGGTGTTCGCAGGGTGGCGATCAGTGGGACATCGCTGCGTACCACTTTGGGTTTCCTGTCCCCGGCTACAAACAGGATAAGGAAGCGTTCCGCCAGCTTCGCGAGAAGATGGCTGTCGATCTGGGTTTCGCCACAACGGTAAACGCCTTCGGCAAGACGGTAACCGTTCCCCCTCCCACCAAAGAAGAGGAGGAGGAGGCGGCCAAGCCTGTAGCAATCTTGCCGGCCGCTGCTGCCGAAGAATCCCAGAAGGAAGAGGAAGAGGAAGAACTCGCGAACATCGCCACGATTGACTGGCGTTCGATCGTGAAGCCTGAAACATTCCTCAACGAGTATATGAGCATCACGACTCAGGACACCTGCCCGGAAGAGTATCACTTCTGGAATGGACTGATAGCACTCGGTGTAGCAGCCGGACGCGACGTGATGCTGGACGATCACGAGCCTGTTGCTCCTAACTTGTTCGTGTGCCTCACAGGTCCTTCCGGTGCTGGCAAGTCTCGCGCGACCAAGCACCTGGAGCGTATTATTCGTCAGGCAATTCCGTACAATGCCGCTCCATCGCGCGGCGTACGGCATATCAAGTCTCCAGGTTCAGCGGAATATCTTGTTGCCCAACTTCAGGGTATGCACGACAATCCGATGAATCCCAAAGTGCAACTCGGCTCGCCGGTTCGTGCAGTCGTAGAGTTCGGTGAACTCGCCGGCCTCATGAATACAGCCAATCGAACTGGCAACAACATGAAGCCGCAGCTCATGGAGATCTACGACGCCAATGAAGTGATCGAGTCTGGTTCACTCGGCGGCGGTCTTCGTCGAGCAGAGAACGCATTCGGTTCTGTAATCTCGACCACGCAGAACCGATCCCTGCGCAAGCTACTGGACTCGGGCGACGATGGCTCAGGCTTCATCAACCGCTGGATCTTTGCAACCGGCCAGACCAAACCGCAGTTGTCCTTCGGTGGAGCGCACATCGACCTAGGCGGTCCGGGCGATAAGCTGAAACAGATTCATCAGTGGTGCTTTACGTCCAAGAAGATCGGCCTGTCGGCAGACGCATTCGCCAAGTGGGATGCGTTCTTCCACTCTACGGTTCATCCTGTGCAGACGCAGGCGAATCGACAGGGCACAGCGGTGCTGGGCCGCATCGATCTTCTCATGAAGAAGCTCATGCTGCTGTTCGCCATCAACCGCATGGAGTCAGTTGTTAGCGAGCTGTCGGTAGACGAGGCAATCAGTCTGTGGCCGTACATTCTCAAGACGTATGGCCAGGTCGGTAAAGAAATCAAGAAGACCGACGACACTGATCTTCGTGACGAGATCCTGTCTCAGATCATGCGCATGACAAAGAAGAACGGCAAGCCGCCATCGCAGCGCGAGCTGTTGGACGCGACCAAGCGAAAGATCAAGTCCGACAAGCAGATGGCTGACCTCATCAAGGTCATGATCCTGAACGGCTACATCCACGAAGAGAAGTCTCAAGCTGGAACACGAGGACGCCCGACGACGAGGTATGCAATCAATGAGTGATAAGTTGAAGTTTCTTCCGGAAGCTTTCACCTCGACGCCGATCGAGATGCGTGAAGTCGCTATCGCTGTCGCCGAGGAAATCGTGGAGCCCGGCTTTGACGGGATGCTCCATGGCCGCAGGAACACCCGCAATCGTGGCTGCAAGGGTCCGCTTTGCCAGAAGGCCCTACGGGATTGGCAACGCAACCGGACGGTAGAGCGAAACGCCCAAAGGGGAAAAGAGACTCGCACCTATTCGCGGGACTTCCAGTACGTCGCTGTCGATGAGATCCTTGGCGTGTTCCAGAAATCTTACGAGGTAACTCGTCAATCCTGGATCGGCGACATGGCGATCGAGATCAAGACGCTTCTCGAACTTAACGACATCATGAAGTCATGGGGCGACGTAGAGCCATACCGGCACCCGACAGTTCGCGTTGCACGCCTGTACAAAAAGAAGCAGGCTGCATGAGTTGGGTCGATCCGTTAGATAAGATGCCGGATTCGGTTCGCACCATACTAGATGAGATGTTCATGCGAGGCGAACCGGTAATCGAACGCGGCGGACGAGAGTATCAATTCACCTTCGAGTCCGATCTAGACTGGACACAGCGTACTAACAGCTGGGTTACGCTGTGGGCCTGCGAGATAGACGGAGTCGAATATAGATTCTCAGGTCGTGCCGAGAACCAATAGACAAAGAGAAACGCCCCGCCATCCAGCCAGGATGTGCGGGGCGTTTCTCTATCTACTACTTGGGGAGATCGTAGTCCGGACGCTCGTAGTCGCCGTCCGGGTGCTCCGGCGCGAGGTCCGGCACGTCCAGCAAAACTGGCGATTCCGGCTCCTCGTCGATAGCCTTCTCGACCTCGTGAACGAACTCGTCCTCGCTGGCGTCTTCGGGCCGACGATTCGGCTCGGGCCCGATGAGCGGAGCCGACTCGGTCACGACCATGCGCTTCGGTGTCGATTGCTCGATCAACCGGAGGCTGGTTGCGTGTGCCCGCGCCAGCGACCACCCGACCCACTGGGCCTGATCGGTGCTGGGGCACGTCGCCTGCAGTTCCTTGTTGCCCGCCCAGTCCTCAGTGAACACGGAGAACTGGTCCACGACGATGACGCTGATCGGTGTTTGCGCTGTCATTAGTTGCCCTCCAGCAAGTAAGGAGCACGCCAGTTGGGCGCGGGGATCGTGGTCGGAGTTGTGATCTGTCCAGACTGGCCAACACTCTGGTGGTTGATCTTGCTGTACGCGTGGTGACCGAGGAGGATCACCAGCGCCAGAAGAACCATGGCTGCCGCCAGGCCGAACACTCTATCGATTGCTTTCACGGTACTGCTCTCTGATCTCAGGGGGATGGCGTTCGATCTTGCACGCCGGACAGATAGGGCTGTTCGGCTCTTGTAGCAAAGTGAAGCTCTCGGATCTTCCGCCACAGTACCAGCGAGCCTGCGACTCCAGTAGCTTCCCTTTCTTCCAAACAAGCAGGATGCCGCGGACCAGGTGGCTCAGATAGCCCGACCTGTGGGTGCTTCTGCCGTATGGGAGATCTGTCTCGGCCACGCCAACGTAGTAGCCGAAGCTGTATCCAGGTGCAACCAGGTTACGCGCCGACCGTCCCGTTCGGTGCTGGTTGGGCAGGGAGAATCTGTTTAGCGCCCGTCTCGCTTCGATGTCGCGCATCTTCACGTGCCTGCCAGCTATTGCGCGCAGCATATCGACTTGATCTTGCGGCATCGTAAGCGGCCTTCCGGGGTGGGCTAGCCAGGTGTTTTCTGGCTTGGTGTGAGTGTAGCGCAGGTTCCAGCACGCTTCGCCTTTACCTGCGCTACACTTATGACAGTCGTCATAGGCCGACCAGTCACTCCCCGGCACCCAGTGCTCGCCGTAATCCGAGGGCATCTGGCCGGATCGACTCATGCTACAGACTGCCCGAGAACAGCTCGGCCGGCCCCTGGTCCTGGGTGATCTCGTAGGTCCAGTCCTTGGTTCCGTTCGTGTTCCAGGTCGGGTTCTTGGAACGGAACCAGTCCAGGATCAGCTCTGAGAACTCTTTCGGGTTCTGGGCGATAGCGTCCTCGAACGAAACGCCCGGCCCTGCACCCTCCCAGCTAGCGTTGCCCTGGACATCGATGTTGCCGAAGATGGCTCCGGCCGGACCGTACGGGTCACCCTCGGATGCGAAGGTGATGTGGATGCTCGGCATTACATAACTCCAATCGCTTCAGCGAACTTCACGTACACAGTGAACATCAGACTCGACAGGATCAGGACTGCGCCGATCACCACCACCATCGCCAGCTTGACCTGGGTATCGGTGAAGGTGTGCGTCTTCCCGTAGTAGTTGTGAGCCTTCTTGTACCGCTTCCGCTCGGCCTTGATTACCTTCGCAGGCCGAGTGTCTTCCTGCTTGTAGGCGGGAATCACCTGAGTCTCACGTTCACTGGGTTCACCGGAGTACGGAGATGCGAACAGCGGAACCCCGTTGAGGATCTGAAGGGTGTCTGCGCTGGACGCAAACCACCGCCCCGGTCCACAATCCTGGGTATCCAAGACGTAGGCATCTCGCAGCGAGGGCGAATCCCAGGCGTGGACCTGGGTTGGTGCCTCAACTCCGGGCTTGCTTGTCATGGCTACTTAGCCACCTCCGTGGTTCTTTGTTTGTAATAGATATACTTATTGTTTTATTATTAAGTTATTATTCTTTTATTATTTAATTGTATTTAGTTATTATTCTTTTATTATCTTCTTCTAGTCATTCCGATAAGCGCAATTCCTAGGACTATCAGTCCTATCGTCACACCCATGGAAGACTCGAGTAATGTTCTCACCAGAAGAACATCACGTAGATCAGCGCCGCGATCGCACCCAGGCCGATGCCGATCAGGAAGCCGATCTTCAGATCAGATCCATCCTGCTTGACCACACGGTTCCGGCGTCTCAGCTTCTTGCCGCCCGGTCCGTATACTGCGCCCGGCATGCCTACTCCCCCTTGTCGATGAGCTGACTGATGTCGTTGGGAACGCTCGCCTCCCGGTGGATAACCTCATCCACGAGCACGGGCGTGAGCATGTACAGGTTCCGCAGAATCCTGTACAGCCCCTGATCGCTCAGCCCAGCAAGGTAGTCCTTCACCACGCCAAGCTGGTCTTCCTCGATGTAGTCCAGCGCCGTCTCGAGCAGGGTGCTGTCCAGCTCCCCCAGCTGGCCGGCCGCTGCCATCTTCGCCATCATACCCTTAGCTTCCTCGAAGGGCACGCCGCTTACGATCTGCATTGCCATCTTTATTTCACCCCCTTGTAAATGCTCACCATGCAGGCGATGAACACTGCCAGTCCGAAGACCATCAGGAATGCGTACGGGAAGAAGTCCCACATCGCTTTCCAGTTGATCCTACTCCTACCCTTAGGCTTCACCTGTGGCTCACGAACAGCTACCCTGGACGCCGCCGGTGACGAACGTCCAGTAGAAAAAGCCCAGGATGAACAGGACGAAGATCAGTAGCGCCAGAAAACCCAGCGTGTTTTTCATGCCAGTCTACCCTGTCAGCTCAGCCACACGCACATGGCCACGACAGCGCAGACCAGCAACGCCGTCAGAAACACCGGCGGGTCCACCCACTTGAACATCTCTATCCCCTCACATGAAATAGAAGTAGGCCCCGACGCCCAGCACAAGCAGCAAGATCAGGAACAAGAACGGCCCGCAGCCGAGCCCACCCGACCCACGGCCAACGTCTCCGTTGTACCAGTTGCCCTCGTGCCACCCAAAGAAGTCACCCATCAGAACACGTCCCCCGCCCCGATATTGTCAGCGTTCCGGCCAGACTTGCTCGGCCCGCCGTACGGACTCACCTGGTTTTCGTCAGTGCCTTCGATCGAGTAGTGCCGCCAGACTACCCACAGCGACACCTCGCGTTCCAGCAAGTACGGAGGCGCTGGCATACCATCGACCTCCATGTCCGACGCGGTGGCGTTGTCGAGCGGGAAGTCGCTGGTCAGATAATCCGGCACTGTGCCGGATTGGATTACCCTCCGGCCCTCTCGGAATATTCTCAGCACAGCCGAGCTACTCATCCGACCGCGGTGCATCTCACTCAGCCACGCCGAGGCGACCGCAACATCCCGGCGAACCCGACCCTTCAGTATCACCCTGACGCCGCAGGTGTTGCACACCCAGTCTTCCATGTAGCGCCGAGTGAACAGAGTAACGCGGGCCGACACGAACTGGAGCTGGTGAGGTAGGGTTGATCCCGACCTGTCACCGTGCTTCAGGCCGGCTCTGGCTGCTCTCAGCATCTTCCGGCTCATCCAAAGTCCCACGCCAGCTACCGTCCCCGTCCCCGTTGGATGGCACTGTTGCTGGCCTGGACGGCGCTGAGCGCATTAGCCATCATGCGGGTCTGCCCCGAACCACCCTTGTCCCGGTCCTTCAGCGTGATGCCCACGATGACTGGGGTCAGTGCGCCGCCATTGTGAGACCCCCACTGCAGGTAGATCTTGTGGTCGCCCAGGATGAAACTCTCCACCTCGACGCTCAGCTCCGTCAGTCTCTTCAGCTGAGTCTGGAGCATCTCCAGATCACTTGCATCGATCTGCATACCCATCAGTACCCCACCCTTCCCATTTCATATCACGTTCTAACTGCGCGCACGCCTGCGCGCCACACGTGAAATGATACACACTCAGCCACGACCCGACAAGAGGTTAGCCCACTAGACCTCCTATCGGGTAAAGATTCGGCACCTCGTTTTCAAAACAGGATAACCTACCAAACTGGACAAACTATATTATTTATTTTCGCGGACACGTCCGGGATATTCGTCCGCAGAAATAGGCAAGGTTTCCCCGGACGGGCGTCCGCAGAATTGTCCGGGGAATGTCCGCGAATATACAGAAAGTGATATCGGACATTCGGGAATCAATCCGTCAATCTCTATTTAACTAATACTTATCTGCCATTTGTCCGGACGGCCGGTGTCCGGGCAATCAGGGTTTTCCCGGACGCGCTGACAAATATGCTGACCTGCGGAAACGTGGTCCTGAAACTATATCATTGGTTTTCCTTTTCCCGGACGGCTTTCGCAATCGGAATCGATAACTCTCTGTCATACTCATCTGATCACACGGAGTGTGTTACGTACAGTCTCGCTCTACGGGGTAAACACACGTTCGGGGACACACGGCTACGTAGGGATACGCACAGCAAGTCATAGCTTCGTACTCGCCCACGCCCCTACACTCTCACGCACGCAGTAAGTATGTATGTATGTATGAATGAATAATATAGAAAATAGAGAAAATAGAAGGAACACCCTATGACCTGCGGAAACATTCCCCGCCAATTACCCGGACGTTATCCCGGACAGCGTTTCTAATGATACGAATGCAAGGAGTCCGTGCCCACATGGTAGAGACTGTCCGATTTCAAAGTAGGCTTTCATATCACACGGGGCCGTTCTGAAAAAACTGATGCGTGTGGATTCTGCATAGAGGTCGCACGCGCACCCCCACCCCCAAATTTTAAGTACCCCCCTATCACCCTAAAGACGTCATGTCCGTCATTTCATGACTTAGTACCACTTGTCCGTTTTATCACGATATATACGTCGCCGATAGCGTATCCTATCGGCGGCGACATGTCCGTTATTTCATGACTTGCGATATCTTAGGGTGGATTGCCCCTATCTGCCCTATCTGCCCCAGATGCCCCATTCGTCCCACCTTACCGCCATACGCGCGACCAATGTCCGACAAGTCCGATTTATACTTTACATTACCTTATAAAGGGACATCGTTCTTTAAGACCCTATATGCCATGACTCACCATGACTCGTCATGACAAGCCGTATGTAGCCCTGTATTGCCCGACTTATCCCAACCTATCCATACAAAGCATGAACAAGCATGACAAGATGCAAAAGAATTGTATCTATACCAACATGTCTAAATACATCCGACTTGCACCCTTCCCCGTAATCGGACATAAGACGATAAGTCCGTTTTTATATCTTTATAAACACCTGTTAGAATGTGACCTACACCACACCCCGCGTTATGTCCCTTTTATATCTTTATATCTAGACATGCGCCCTTTTCGCCCGTGTATAATTGGGGTGTGCCACGGCGCACCGCCCCGATCCCGGGGCTAGCGCCCGGCACACGCGGTGTGCTACGGTGTATCCGTACCCACCACGGGGACGCGACCCACACGTCTGGGATAGGACTGTGTGCGCCGATGACTCGGATCAACCCCTAGCGGGCCGACGAGGTGTACTTTGTCCAAATCTGGGCGGGTTGCGGGACCGGGGCGGGTGTGCTAGACTGATAGGGCACCACACGGAACGGCCCCCAACCGGGTACTAATGGGTGGGGTGTACCATGGCTAGAAAGACGGTACGAAAGACGGCACGGGATAACTCCGCCCAGAATCGGGGCCTTGACGGACCGGGCCGGGCGTGCTAGACTAGAACGGTACGGCGGGGCCGGATACATAGGCCACGAGTATTCCCCCAACGCGCCATCCCGGCGCGACCCTACTAACGGGCCCACTCTACCCGGGTGCGGTCTACCACATCACCTAGTACATGTCTTGACATGCCGTGTGCCTACGGCGTGGCCGAGCCGACCTAGCTACGGGCCGGTGTGCGCAAAGTTGGTAGACCCGACTTTACGTAGACTCCCTATTGGGCTAGAATCGGGGATGCCATTACCGGGGCCGGACGGAAGTCGTCACGTACGTGGGATGGACCTCTAGTACCTAGAACTTGCCATGATGCGCTATGCGGTGTATTCTGCCGATTGTGCTAGCGAGTCGCCGAAAGTCGGGCCGTAGGCTACTGCGGAAAAGTCGGCTATGTGTCGGTAGGGTATGCGGAGAGAACTCTCACGGGAGACGGACGACGCGGACCAAAAAGTCCGTTACCGCCTAACGCGGGGGTTGACGAAAAGTCAACGCACGTGATAGGGTGTGACGGTACGGATGATTGGTCCGAAACACAAAAAACTTCCCATCGCGGGGGTTGTGTGGTAGGCTAGACTTATCGCAAAACCCCCGCGATGCGGGTAAAAAAAGATTCGGTTGACTTTCTAGGGCTAGTCGTCTAGGCTGGTTCCAGTTGGTAAATCGGAATTATGAGAAACCTGGGACGGTGGATCATGCTCAAAGAAGCTCTCATCAAAAACTACGGGCCGGACGACGAGTTTCCGGACCGGACGGATCTCGACGAAGCCCTGACTAGCGGGGACGTGGCGATCGACAACCCCGAGGGCATCCTTTTGCCCGAGTTGTACTACGGGCCGGGAAACCGGGGCTACATGGGACTTGTGCCCGGATTTTACCCCGGATTCGCGGACGGGCCGGACGGTGACGAGATCGCTATCGTCCTCGTGGTCGAGCCGGGCGATTCGTGGGTGAAAATCAACAAGTAGTCCGTGACATCTGCTAGCTTTTCTGCTAGACTACTAGTAGAAAAGCTAGCGGGGCATCACGGCCCACTTGATCACCTGGGACGGTAATCATGTTTGAAAAGTCGGTCGAAAACCGCTTCATGGTCACGGGCAACGTGGCCTGGATCGTGGTCATGAACCTCGAGACGCACGATGTCGATCTTTACATCGCGCCGGTGTCTATGGACGGAATCCCCTCGTGGGGCGACGCCATGATCGCGGACGACATCGAGAATTGGGAAGGCACGGATTGGGCGAACCGTCTGCCCACCCGTACGCAGATTCGGTTGCGGGCGAACCACATTTGGTCTACGCTCGACCAATTGCGCGGCTAGTAACAAAGTAGTCCGTGACATCTTCCTACTAATCTGGTAGAATCTAGGTTAGTAGGCGGGGCATCACGGCCCACTTGATCACCTGGGACGGTGTGACATGAACGTGAAATCTCCCATCAAGTTCCGGCGACTCTGGAACTGTTGCTGGGGCAACGAGGCGTGCGTCATCACGATGTTCGATGGCGAGGGCAACGAGGCTTACCACGCGGTGTGCTCTAGCTGCGGGAACACCTACGCCCGGCAGAACGGTGCGCACTTGATGCGGGCCATCACCCCGGTCGAGCTGGCTAGTTTTGATCTGGAACCCAGAGTCGTGGGTGACCTGTGCTACAGTCACTACTGGGGTCAGTACTACCTGGTGACGGCGCGGGAGCAGAAAGCTGGGGCAACCTGGATCACGTGCCTCTGGCTGGGCAAGCAGAACTTCGCCGAGCGCACGGACCCGACCTGGGTCGAGGGCTCCGACCACGTCACGCGACACTGTACGGCGTGGGACTTCTGCAACGACGCGTTCGTCGATCACAATCTGACCAAACCGGTTGCGGGCTGGCCGTGGTCGAGCTACGCTGAGTTCCTGAAAGAATTGCGGGACCGCGCTGTCAAAAACCAGCGCGAGTTCTGGTAGAAGTTAGGCACGTGTACTAGACATCTGCTAGCCTATCTGCTATACTAGTTTTAGTAGGTAGGTAGGTTAGCGGGGCATCTAGTCCACAAAGTACTCAAACCTGGGACGGTTTAGTATGGAACGCAAGGTCACCTATTTAGATCCCGTACCCGTTCGTTACGGGTACCAGACGCCCAGCATGAGCAAGCGCGGTGGCACCAGGTTGAACCCCGTCAACGACGGGGTGATCAACATGGAGGCCAGCCAGCAGTACCTGCGCACCCGCGACGGCATGGGCCAGAAGCTGCGCGACCACGTCAACCCGCAGACCGGTATGTACTCTCACAGCACCAGCAACCTCGAGAGTCTGCCCAACTACGAGGTAGGCATGAGCCAGCCCCGGGCCGAGGCCATCTCGGGCTCGCCCACGGGTACCCTGCGGCAGCTACCAGCTAAAACGCTGGTTGACAACGCGGGCAACCGGGTGTACCTTGATGAGAACGGGCGTCGCATCCGGACAACCGACATGGGCGAGGATCACGGGATCGCTGTCCCGCGCGGCATCGCCCCGTCCAACGTCACCAAACCCAGTAAAGGTAGCCGGAACGTGGCAGCTAGGGCACCCAAACGGGCGAAGCCGATGGTGCCGGGCGGCACGGGCGTAGCCGGTCGGATCACTGACGCCGATGTCGAGACCTTCATCCACGCGGTTGCCAAGAAGCGTGGCCAGACTGTCACGGTGATCACCCCCAACATGATGCGGGACGGGCGCGAAGCGCTCAAGATCTTGCGCAAGAAGGCGGCCCAGGTCCTGGGTCAGGCCGGTCAGTGAAATACTGGAACGGCAACTGGTTAGGGGGAACGGCTAGTGAATGGACTATCTGGTGCGGCCTACGTGGCTGCGTTCGATAGGTCAGAATCCCAGCAGCCGGGCGGTCTGGCTATGTGGGTGTGGCGACAGGGCACATGCGCCATCCCTATTGCTGCCAAGCGTGAAGCCTGCTACGGCAGGCCGAGGAAGCCGGGCGTAGCTGGACATGACCCAGAGAAGATCTGCAAGTACTGTGCACACACCTGGAACTGGGACTACCAGTTGCTACTGTGGCGCACGGCGGGCGGTAGGAAATTGGCCGAGAGTCTGTGGAAGTCCGGGCTTGACATGGGTCAGTTTCACGGGTACGTTGGCATCAAGTAATTGAGCAAGCGGGGCTGGCAGGTTGGCCGCCCTGGTCTGCAGCTATAATAGCACAGGCCAGAGTGCAGGGATTCAATTCCCTCAGCCCCACGGTAACACTGTCATATGCTACACTGGTACTACCTGGGACGGTAGGAGAAGCCGTGAAGAAGTGGGAGATCCCGGAGTTGCGGGACATGCTGGTGCCGAAGGTGCGACGCAGGATGGGCTGGCGTAGCGAGCTGTTGGGGGCCTTTAGGGTCAACATGGCTGGTACGCAGCGCAACCTGCGAGCGTACACCTACCCGGTGCGTGCCATGCTGGCGGGTAAGAACCGTCGCGTGAGCACCATCTGGCACCGCCGGATCAACGCGACCGAGTTGCTGTTGGTCCGGGGCTGGGACCGGGTGGCCGGGATGAGCCGCGCGGCCGACGCCAAGTGGCACCAGCCGCTGGCCATTTCCGGTCCGGTGAGCTACGATCTGACGGGCGAGTTCAAGACCATTTAGGTCTACCTCCTCCGATAGCATGACGGTTCGGCGTGGCCGCGAATAGAACTAGAAAATAGTTTGGTTCGGGGTTGCGGGGCAGGAATCAACCTGCTACAGTGGTTACAGACGGAACAACCGGGACGACAAACGTAACGGGACGCAGTGACGCAGCCGCAGGAGGCAGCAATGAGTGACGACAACGACCTCGACTTCGACGTCGAGGACACCGAGGTCGAGCAGGTGAACGACGGCGACGTGACCGACAGCGACACCGAGGTCGGCACCGAGACCGAGCAGGCACCGGCGCAGACGGACGGCCCCGTGCCGGACGCCTTCCCGGCCCCGGCCGAGACGGTGACGCCGACGGCCGACCCCTCCACCACGGAGGGTGCGGCGACCGAGCCGACCGCCGAGGAGAAGGCGGCGGAGCAGGCCAAGGCGGACGCCGAGCTGGCCGAGGCCGAGGCGAAGTTCCAGGCGGCCGTCGAGGCGGTCCTGGCCAACGAGGAGAAGCCCGACTGGGGCGGCACCCCGCCCGAGGTCGTGGTCAGCCCGGTCCTGGTGGCGTACGGCGAGCTGCCGGGCGCGAAGGGCAAGTCGGCGGGTAAGAAGTACCTGACCGAGCAGATGCAGGCCAAGATGCTCGAGGGCACCACCGACCCGAGCGCGTTCTTCGACGCCCGCATCTACATGGTTCTCGGCAAGGCGATCGAGGACGCCAAGGGCACCCGTGCCCCGGTCGTGGCCAAGCCGAAGGCCGACCCGGTCGAGGCGCACGTCGAGCGTGCGGCGGCCCTGATGCTGGCCGTCAACCTGTTGCCCGTCCCGGACGACGTGGCGGGTACCGACTGGGCCAGCCGCACCGAGACGCTGGTGGACAGCCTGGCCGCCGACGTCGAGAAGTACCGGTCCTGGGCGGCCAACACCGCCGAGGACAAGGGCGACGCGCCGGAGGTCTCGCCGGTCGTCCTGGCCGCCGCGAAGATCGCCCAGGGTCGGGCGGTCGGCGCACGCAAGGCGATCACCAAGTCGGGTGCCCCTCGGGCAGCGACTGTGCCGGGCGGGCCGCGTGGCAACATCGCCGAGCACATCAAGCAGGCCATGGAGACCGTCGCGGTCGGCGACTTCATGACCATCGCGGAGATCGCCAAGTACGAGTCCACCGAGTATGGGACGGACGGCAAGCCCGCCCCGTCGCAGGGTGCGATCTCGGCCCGCCTGTTCCCGGGCGGCGACGCGTCGAAGTGCACGCTGGACTTCGTCCAGCCCGAGGGCACGGACCAGGGCCGGGCCGTCAAGGGTGCCGTCCGCACCAAGTAGTACCAGCCTAGCTAGCCAGGCACCACAAACCACCCGAGGGCGGGAGGACCTGGCTAGCTAGGTGCAACAACCTCGCGCAGTACCCCGGCTGCATATGGTGGCGGTCGGGCGCAAGTCAACTAGCATGTGATGAGATAGGCCAGCAACAAAACAACTATCCACCAGTAACAGGTAGTGGTGTGTGATTCGAGGTAGGATCATCTGCACTAACACGCAGACTGTGGCGGGTTCGACTCCCGTACACCACGCGCAGTAAGCTAGGACATGTAGCTCATAGGCAGAGCAACTCGATAGTACTGCTACACCTATGCATAGGTGTAGCTAACGAGTCCGGACTCGGGGAAATCGAGGAAGGTATGCAGGTTCAAATCCTGCCGTGTCCACAGGGCCAGCCAGTCCGTTTGCGGAGATGGGTTCACAGAGTAGGTCCTTAAGAGGCTAGGGCATAAGGCAGTCGCCACTCGCGGGTTGCAACACGCACCAGAGGAAACAGAGATAACCTTCCCCCTCCCTCAATGCATGGCGAACTCACTCAACAACACACAAAAGAATATGCAGGCACCACGGGCAGGCTGGGACGGCGTGTTGTGGTCGAGCAGTATGGGCTTGACACGCCGCCCCGGACTGTGGTTTACTATGACTCAACCACGGAAGGGTGAGCGAAGTGAGCAACCTGGGACAGGCTGTGCTGCGCACGAAGCAGCTGGCCGACGCGGGCAAGGTTGAGCGTGACCGTGTCTCGCGCAACGCCGAGCGCAACAACCGAGAGATCCAGCTGAAGAGCTGGGACCCGGCGACCGTGATCGGTATCGCACGCAAGGCGGACATCAATCCCCTTGGGTACACCAGCTACAACCAGCTCATCGGCGCGATCATCGACAACGAGCTGCCGAGAATCGCGTGATGGTTGACATGAGCGACGAGGCTGTTGATCAGCGCGTGCGTGACCTGACGGGTACAGACCCGGAGGCTAAGGCTAAGGCAATCAGCGAGCTTGAGCAGCGGCGCGACGAGGTTATTGCCGCCGTGGTCGAGCAGCACGCTGAGCCGAAGCGGCTGGTCAAGGTGACACGCAGCATCACGGTCACCTGTTACATGCCGATCAGCTCGTACATGAGTCACGACG